AGAAATAAATTGTCTATGACCTTCAGTTCTTTTGACTTGCTCCCATCCAAGCTCTATAAGCAAGTCATTACCCCTCGACCATCCGCCCCACGAACCACATGCCCAATCATGCCCCTTATACTCTACTGCTGTATCATACTTAATTCTATCTGCATTAGATAATTTATTTCTTTCTTCTTCTGTAAGCTCCCATGTATTTTTAACACTATCATTAGGCAACTGTAATTGATTATTAAGGATGTCCTTAAAAATTGGATGTAAATTATCATTCATGGTTAAATTTATTACTGGTTTATTTTAAATGCGAAGGCTTGACCATCGCTAAAATTCCGTCAAAATGATGGTTGACTGTTCCTTTTGATTGGTTTAATATTTCTTCTTCCAATTGAGCGTAATAATCACATTCACACTCCTCAATAAGTTCCATGCATTTCGGACAAAGCTCATCTTCCTTATCTTCTTCCGTATTTCGGAAATCGTAATCGGAATAAGGATCACGCATTTGGTGTAAATAAATTGTACTCATAAGTTAATATTTACCGGCATTATAATACCAACAGCATCTTCATAATCGGAATGCGGTGAAGTCACATAAATAGCATGACTTCGATCAAAGAAATTCAGATGTAATACTGGAATATCACATCCTAATCCATCTGAAAGTCTGTCGAGTAAATTTGAATTTATTCCTACTTTATCAAGTGGCTTTATATCCTTAATGTCAGGTATTATCTTATTCGCATCAGGATAAGCGCGATCAATATAAAGTTTATAGCTTATAATAGATCCATCCAATCGGTGCAATTGGATTTGTTTTTTATCGTCAGTAAGTGATATTTTTACAGTCGCTTTTTCACAAATTAACTTTACTGCTTTTTTGTGAACCATTATTGAATGGGCGGGTAATGAAGCAATAAAATTCTTTTCAAATATTTCAGATGTCATGTGCCTCACTAAAATATGCCCATCAGAAGCAAATGTAAACTCTTTGTCAATACAGATATGTTCCATATTGGGACGTAATTCGTCTGCTGCACAAACTAAATGTAATTTTGGAAATTTCATGGTTTTATAGTTTTAGTTTAAGCAAATCATTTTTATCAAAGGATGAATTGCATACCCAACGAGGTGTTCATCGTACGGTTCTGTTTGTAATTGAAATACTTCCATGGCTTAATTATATTCTTGCGCTTCAAGTTTCGTAATAAAGGCATGAATGCCATGCGAACACTCAATAAGAGGGGAAGGATCAAAGGAATCAGGAGTGACTACCTCGCCGGTCTTATAAATAAAAACAGAGTTATAGGTGCCTAATCCTTTTTTTACTTTCTTTTTACCATCATAAATTGCAATTACTTGAGCAAATTCAAATCTACATTTACGGCTTCCGATAGCATTTACTCTTTTTGCTTTTGTAGGAATAAGAAGTTTTGCTATTAAATTACCTTGCAGTTTTTTCCATACTATTAAATCACCTTCTGGAGTTATTGAATTTAAGGATGCTATTCTTTCTAAATTCGCTCTGGATAAATCCGCTCTGGATAAATCCGCTCTGTATAAATCCGCTCCGTATAAATTCGCTCTGGATAAATTCGCTCCGGATAAATTCGCTCCGGATAAATCCGCTCCGGATAAATTCGCTCTGGATAAATCCGCTCTGTATAAATCCGCTCCGTATAAATCCGCTCCGGATAAATCCGCTCTGGATAAATCCGCTCCGGATAAATCCGCTCCGTATAAATTCGCTCTGGATAAATCCGCTCCGGATAAATCCGCTCCGTATTTCAAAGCTTCTAAAACAGTTTCTTTTATTGAGTTATCTTCCTTTTCAAACTCAAAAAGAAGTTTGCCGAAAATTGATTTAATTTGAATAGTTGTTTTCATTTTGGTTTAGTTTATATGGCTTAATTTTTTGATAACATTTCATATTCGCGGTGCAATCCTACTGAGAATAATTCAGATGCAACCTCTGACTTGGTTTTGTAAACACCTACACTTTCAAGGTTTATCATGTATTGTTTTAGTAATAAATTATCTTCCATCGAGAAGATTATTACCGTGCTGACTTTCTCTTTTTTCTTTTTTGCCATGATTTTAAAATTTAAAGATTGCTTTCAAAAATGAGCGAAGTAATATTATCAGCATCACTGCGACAAAAATTACTGGTATTAAGTATAAATGATTCATGGTTTTTGGTTTTTATTACTCAACAAAGATATATAATATTTTTAATATTAATCATATTTTAGTAACTATTTTCACCTCGAACGCTAATTTATATTGATTCTAACTTATATTACTCTTTAAGATATAGCACCTCTATTCGGTAATTCTTATGAATATCCGCTTTGTTATTTAAACACTCAGGAAAGAAGACAGCCCCATCGTTAAGGGTTGGATTGAACTTTTAAAGTATTACCGACCAAATTGTGAGTTTGCGCACGTTGTTTGGATTTGTTTATCGTTACCAAGCCTTCTCATCCTGCTCTGTTTTTGTTTTACATTCGATATAATCAATACCGGCTAAACTGTGTCAAAATAGCCTATTTTAAAAACATATCATAAGGATCAAATCTGTAAATATTAACTTTCCTTTTACTTGTTTGAATCCATGTATTTTTGTGACTTATTCCGAATCTTTGATTTATTTTTACCCATCCCATTGTTTGCCAAAATAAGTTACTTGGTAAATCATCTGCACAACCACAGGAAAATGAATGAGTATAGATAGTTTTTGCATATTCAATTACGCTATCCAAAAGTAATTTACCCCTTAACATTAATCTTGCATCTATCTGTAAGCATATTTGCGCTATTTTGCCATATTTCCAAACCGCATTATATTGACCAAATGAAGCTAAAACAAATCCGACCAAATCACCATTACAATCACAAACCCAAATCTTATCATTACAAGTATCTGACCACCTATCCCCTTTTTTAATTCCTGTTATAGCAGATTCATAAGCCATTTTGGGAATAAAACCAATTGATTGTGATTCCTTTTTTGAAAGACTAACAATATAAGGTAAATCTTTAATTTCAGCAAAACGGACAATTCCGATTTCAATCATTTATTTTGACTTAAATATTCACTAAGTACATCAAAAAGAAGTAAATGAGGGCTTTTATCTGCAAATTTAACAAATTTCAAAAGTTCCCTCCGATTATCCTGAATAACACATTCTTCCACTATCTTATGTGCCATAACTTCAGGGATTGAACCACTATTTATTATTTCACAAATTTGCTTTTCTACCTCTATTGCACTCTCCTGTTTTTTAATTTTCATAATTTCTCTTTCTTAAATCTTTTATTTATTTCATTTGTTTTATCTTCCATTACAGATATTAAACTTGAATACATAGCTATTGCTAATATCTCAGGTTTTCCAACCAAGTATTCATCCTTCCATAGTAATACTGCCTCTGATAATTTTAATTTTATTTCTTCTGATAATTCAATCTTTGTTTTCATCTATCTATGTTTTTAATTCTTTTAATCCTATTATCTCTCCTAATCACAGATATCCATTGTAACACCTGAATAATATCAATCTGTTCGTAACCTTGTTTTTCTAAGTCTTTTAATCTTTTTTCAAGTTCATTCATATCTATAAAAATTTAAAACCCCCGGAAGCCTGGTGAGACTGGAGCGGGGGTCTTAGGTTAACCTTAATATCTTTATGTTTTTGCCTCACCAAGCAGATACAAAATTAAAACATATTAATTTAATAAACAAATTTATTTTAATAAATAATAAAAAAGCAGGGAGAAACTACGCTCCCTGCCAAACCTAACTACCATGAAAAAAACCAAGAAAACCTATATTTTCGGCTTAAACATCTTATAAACTTTTATCCCGAACCAGGCAAAAGCCCCGGCAAAGATTAAGATACAAATCATTAATGCACTTTTATAAATGCCCGGTACAAATTTAACCGGTTGGGTAACGATAACTTCTTTAACCTTTGTCACCGTTTCAGTAACAGTAACTTTTACCGTGTCCGGTTTAACGATCGTATTTGAAATAAGTTTCCCCTTAAGGATACTTATCTGCTGTTTTAATTTACTATTTTCAAAACTTGCCACATCCTGATCGGGACAATTAATAGGTGCTATTATATTGATCGTGTCACCCGGGATATAAATCGGCACTTCTTTGACCTTCTCTATATACACAGAGTCGATTGTCGTTGTCGGAGGAAATTTAAGTAAGCATTTACGCTGCGTTACACAAGATAGCGCAAATACGCTTAAAAGGGCAAATAAAAGGATTTTAGTTTTCATAATTATGAGAATTTAGTATTATCTATTCGATTTAACCACCCGGCCAGAAACACTTCTAAGTTTGGATTTCTTCTTGCAATTGTAAAATAGTATTTCTTTCTTTCCTGCTTGTATGTATCAACTATTGAAGGAAAGTTATTAATTGCCTTAATAGTTTGTGGTCCTACTATTCCGTCCGCAGTGACATTAATAAGCCTTTGAACCATCTTAATAGCTGTTTTTATCCCGGCATTAACCCCCATATCGAATAAGTGAAGTATTAAATCTTCATTATGGATCCCAAGAAGATTCATTTTATTCCAATAATCTTCGTGATAGATTTCTATTGCATGGTTTTTGGTTAAATTCTTAATATCCAAATCGGGATAGGACTTCTTGGAAATACCAAAATTTGTTTCCTCGCCTGTATCGTGAGGATGATTTATATATCCGCCTTCATTTTTCAGAATGACGTCGATACACTTCATAAAAATATAAACGGTACTGAATTGGCTCATTTCTTTAAATTTTAATCCCAAATAAGTGATACAGTATAATCGATAAGAGTATTACCACAATTGATACTCCTACTGTGATTATTGTAGCCTGCCTTGTCTTTGAAGTTTCTAATGCAAAAATACGGGTTTCGTGATCTGCTATTTTAGCAGAAGTACCGTCTTTAATATCCTTTATATCATCCTTTAACCCTGTCATTTTTGTTTCTAACCGGATTAATAGATCGTGATCATTGCCTCCAAGGGCAGTACTTACCTTTAGTGCGGCAGCAGCATTATTAGCCACAACATCAGTTGCCTTTAGTGCATCATTAGCTATCTTGTCCGATGCCAGGTCAGCAGCTTTTAAAATCTTAACAATTGCATTATCGGAGGATGCGGTTATCTTTTCGGATGCCCTATCTACTGCAATAGCTAATATTTTCATTGCCTTTTCAGCAGGACTTAGATTTTCCTTCGATATATTTGTTTTTAAAGCCATAACCCTATTTATTTTGTTTCGACTGTATTAACTGAAGAAGTTACATTATTATCAATACTTGTGCTATCCGTTGTTATGGTTGTATTTTTTGTCGGGTTACTACTTCTGATAGTTTCTCCTGTTATGTATATACCGCAAATTATCGAAATAGCAGTGGCAAGTTCCATAGGTTTATAATCTGTAAGAAATATCCCAGATTCAAACATTCCGACTGCAATTAAAAACGCTAAAAATCTTTTTGAAGTTATCATACCTTTATTTTAATCGTTGCGTTACATACAATAGAACTCATTTAGCTATATTGAAATCATATCAACTATTTTGTTGTTACTGTCCATAATGCATTTGCACCGTCATTATTAGGAGACCTGTAAGCCGCTAATGCTGCTTTATCTATTATACCCTGTCCTGTTGGTGCCTGTGATTGCCACCATGCGCCTACATTGATAACTCTTTCGCTTCTTGGTTTTGGATAATCCTTATTTGCCACAAAGTCTGCAAGTATTTGATTTACATTAGCTGATAAGAATTTAGTATTGCCACCTAAATAACATAAATCATGTAAATTGGTTACATTTGGGACTGTTATTGTACAGGTACTTGAAACACTAAAATACCGCAATAAGGTTAACCCAGCGATTGATCCTGAAATTGTAGCAGTGCCTGTAAGACTAACTACTAACAGAGAAGTCAATCCGGCAATAGAACCATATAGTGTATTATTTCCAGTAGGCCTAAAAACAGTCAATAAAGTAAATTTACTAATATCACCACTGATATTAGGTGCATTAGTAGAACTAATCCACTCATTCCATTCGGATATTGACGACCCTACAATACTTAACGTAGAAGAAGATGTACACTTAATATATCTTGTTTTTGAAAGACCCCTTGTCAATACCCATGTTTGAGATTGCCCTAAAGTTCCTGCTGCATCAGTATAAAATGATGCCCCTGCACTCAATGTTAAAGTCGTAGTAGTATTACTACGCATATTAATTTTGGCTATACCAGTACCGTCACCAGTTGGCGTAAGCACAAAATCCGATCTCTCGCCCTCAATAGGCAAATGATCAATTAAGTTTTTAATGCTATAAACTCTTACGTAATCTATATAAAACTTTTGCGGTAAAATAGCATCATCAATAGTTCCACTCCAAGCATCCTTACCAAGTGATGTCATGAGTAATAAATAAAGCGGATCAACAAATGTTCCTGCATAGGCAACAGCAGGCGCAGCTAAACTCATATAATAAACATCATCAACAAAAAGACTTATAACATTTCCTTTTCTTTCCAATCCATAAACATGATAATTTGTTGATAAGTCAATAAAAGGAGGTATTACCAAAGCCTTGTCAGTTATATTTTCCAGTGTGTCTTTCCATATTAAGGTCTGCTGAATTGTATTTGGGGCACTACTCACCCATTCCATTATATCAATTTCGCCACACTCAGGCCACCCAACCGTGGGAAAGTCTTCTCCCATCATCCAGATTGATGGCCAGATACCTTGACCTTGAGGAAGTTTTGCTCTTACCTCAACCCTTATATCACCTGCAAAGGACGCTTTTCCTAATGTAATAATACTTGCAGAAGTATAATGTGAACCTAAATATTCTTCTTTTAGTGTTGTGATAACAAGGTTTCCATTATCCACTACTACATTTTCAGGGCGATTAGTGGAGTATTGCGTTTGGCCGGGTCTGGTAATTCCAATTTCGTAATCCCATTTAGTAGGATCAGGAGTTCCGTCTACATCAAACTCATCAGCAAAAATTAATCGTTGCGTCCAGTAACTACTCCCACCTAAATGAAACGGTATTGCTATTCTACTTGATGATATACCAGGCATAATTATTTTTATTAAGTTAAAAAGGGAGAATAACTCCCTTAACGACCTACTGTTTAATTTTTATTAATAAGATTAGTGTTTTTCATCCTTCTCAATTCCCATGCCTTTTTCATATTGTTTATATGATCCTCTGATTTGCATACTCCCTGCATAGTTTTGGATGTTTTATTTTTATGCTCTTCCGTAAGCGGCCTTAATTTTTTACCAGTTTTGCCAAGACTAATATTTTTAGCGTGTTCTTTAGTTTTACTCTTACCATTAAGAGCTTTACTAATCTTTAAATTAGATTCTTTTGAATTAGGATTTTGAAGTTTTATCTCTCTTAATTTTTGTCTGGTTTCCTTAGAAACGCTTCTTCCTAATGAACTGCCGGCTACTTTACAAATATTAAAATAGGGATTATAGGAATCAATAAAAAACTGTTCGTTTGCTATCAAATTCTCTTTATCACAACATATTAAAATAGAAAATAGAAGATCATTCTTTCCGTATTTATTATAATGATTTTGAAGCCTATTGTTAGCGTGTTTGTTTTTAATCAAATCCTCTAAATGATAATTCCATCTTTTTGATATATTAACAGCACTACCAACATAACATCTATTAGGATGTATTTTGCTTTCTATTTTATAGATACCAGTTCTTTTCACCGTTAATATAATTTATCTTCCAACTGAAAAGGTACCCAAAGTTCCAGTTTTGTAAACTTTAAGTAATAACGCAGGATACCATTGCCCCAGATATGCAGTAGCCTGTGCCTGTGTTATAGTAAAATCATTACCGTCCGCAAGTTTAACTTCAATAGGTGCATCTGTTTCAATATTTATAATAAATGTACCTCCTGCACCTAAATTAGCAGGGATAAAATCACCTGCAAGGCCACTCATGGTAACTACCCCTACCGCAGGATCAGTACCAGTAACAAAGAAAGGCACTGCGCTCCCGCCCGCCCCTATAAGACTCAGTGGTGTCGGGACAAGATCACCACATCCATATTCGTAAGCCATTATAATACTGCAACATTTTCAGCATCAGCAACAACGCAAACTCTTAACTTAAGAGCCAGATTACCGCATGAATCAACTCCAAAAGCGTTAGCTACAACAAAATTTTCAGGATCAACAAAATCAGCACACTTTACACCTGGTGTCATTGTCGAACATTCCTCGTCATAACATATAACATTAAGGAACTTATCCCCGCTTGATCCCGTCACAATGCAACTTGCCAAAGCCTCCATAAACGTTGCTGGCATTATCGCACAATCCAAACTACCTCTTTCTGCTACCATTTTATTTATTTTTAATTGTTAAACATTTTTAAGCCTATAAAGGCATTGGTGTTAAAGTTCTCAAAGGATGATTCTTTGATTTCCATTTGATAGAAAGCATGAATTTTGCAACTTCTTCACGTCCTTTAGGAATAGGCGCATCCATGTTAAAGATTGCCTCAATACCGTCTTTTCCTCCGTAAAGCATCCCATCGCTGGTCTGGTACCAAAACTTGAATTTCAAATTACACTCGGTGCTGAGTAAAAATTCATAGTTGGTATCATTTGTTTCGTCCACTTCAAAAAGAAGATTAAATCCTTTTGGTGAATAGATAGTCCTGCCGCCACTTATGAGTATCTCAGTCTTTTCAGATTGTGTCAACTCACCTATCCCGATCATTGTACGAATCTTATCGATAGTCGTTTCTGTATCAGACAGTCTGGTTGTCCATTCCGCTAAAAGATCAGGATTTGTAAAACTGGCAGCATCAGCCCTTGCAATAAAGAGTTTTGATATTTCCCCATAATGAATTTCTGGGGCACATTCATTAAAACTCACCGCTTCTAAAGACCCCGCGCAGTCAATTGGACAGACGGGCAACAATAATACGCTCATTTTCTTTTCATTTTTAATTTATACTACAAATTTATAAATACTCAATTCCCTATTAAGAAACATTAAGTTATATTATATTCGAACAGCATCCAGCCAAAACAACTATCTCATCATAATCAAAAGTCAGATCCAGTTTAGCATAATATTTATCATCAAAAAGCCAATCATGTTCTACCTCAAGATTATAAACAGTATTTGTATCGCCAACTAAATCAGTTAAAGCGATAGTATCATGTAGTCTTAATCTGTGGAATACATCAACCATATAATCGGGCATATTCTTTGTCCGGACAAGGTATTTCTTTGTCTGACGGGCAAAAGTCCTTACAAACCGTCCTTCCCCATTTTTCTGTCCTTCTTCTTCCAAAGGAAACGATGGCTCCATAGTTTCGGATTCAAACCAAAGAGTTTGAGTGAATCCATCATGGTAAAGAATATCGCCTAAATCACAATTATTATGGAAATTAAGGATAAGATACTTGTCTGAATAAGATCTGAATACAAAAATCTCTGACACTGAAAAATTTAATGCGGCGGTATTAGTGAACCTAAATACAGCCATTTCGGTTGATGTTACGGTAAACGTAATTACATTTAACCCGGCAGTTGTTACAACCTGATTAGAAATTACTGCACCCCCTGATTTAGCTATATCAACTATTGGGAGTTCCCCTGAAATTTTAGTAAGATAGAACAGAACTTCAATTATATCTCCTTTTGCGACCTGAAATTCATTACTATAATTAACTGCATTGCCGGCGTTATTAATTGCGGAGGTTATTGCCAGTCCTGATACGTTTAAAGTATCATAATCATCACCGACATTAGGATTAGTTATCAGATTCTCGTAAATACAATCCACTTTAAACCATTCGGAATAATAAATAAATCCATTGTCCATTGTTATTTTCAAATAATACTCTCCGACTGGAAGCGAGTAATTAAGCGTATCACCTTTGTATTGAAAATAAACATCACTGGTTATAGCATGAGAAGCTGGAAGCGCAGAGAAATAACTATTAATATTTGCATAACCAATCTCTACGTTTGTAAATGAAAAATTACAATTTCCTCCTGCTGCTCTAATACTAAAAAATATTGTAAGAGCCCCAGTAGAAGTATATGTTATAGTATTTAATCCGGCTGTTAAAGCTACTGTATTAACTACTGCATTATTATAATAAACATCGATAGAGGGCGCAGCGCCGGAATTTAATGTCAAAAATCCCTTAAAAGTGATTACCGTACCGATAGGACTATGAATATGCGCTTCTGCTCCATTACGCACTCCGGCAGAATCATTACCCCCATCTGAATTTACTGCACTTATAATATTAAGACCTGATGATGTAAAGGAATCAAATGAACCATTTACCCAGCTATCAAAAAGATTTCTGTAATAAGTATCCCCGTCTTTATTGATCATCTCTATATTAGATACCGTTGCGGCTCCGTCCGTTCCGTCCTTCCATTGAAAAGAAGGTAATCGGTGCCTCGGAGTTAAAGTAGGAATTATCCCATTTCCAGAATGTTTTGATCTCTCATAACATTGCTTTTCGATCTTATCGTAAATCGGGAGTGTAGTGATTATTGTTTTCATATTATGGGCATAAACTATTAACAGCAACAGCAGGATCCATATCGTAAACAGGCAACGTCCATCCTGCGGGGAGTGCCGATGTATCAATGATTAATCCCATGGACCACATTGCATCAAACGAATGACAAAGGTCTGCAAAAGTAAATGTACCGGTAATCTCTCCGGTGGGAATAGTCCAAGTCTCAGCAACGCCGGTACAATTCAAGGTGCAAGTTTCATCATATAAAAGTTCCTGCATACCTAATACTAAATCTGCATCGGCAGGTTCTGATAGAACTGCATGAAATGTATTTACTCCATCCTGCCATACATAGATTATCTTTGGATCCGGAACAGGCGTAATTGCGGTATCTGGCGGACCATAAAGAAGTGCAAACTTCATCTCTCCTGAGGGGTTTAACTGAGAACTTTGCACTCTTGCCTGTGTTCCGTGAAAATAATTTATTCCTAATTCCGTTGTGATCTCATCCGAAGGATCATAATCATCCGCAGGACAAACAATAGCGAAACAATCTTGCTTTATATTTTTTTGCACTGTATAAAATGTAACATCAGATCCATTTAATTTACCTTCTTTTAATACCCTGTTATGCCGGAAGTATTTATCATGAAGATTTGCAACTGATAGATGCATGTTTAATTTAGTATCCGCTGAAAGTATTCCAAGTGCAGATTCAACATGATATTCCCAACCCGCAAATCCCCAGACCTGATAATTACAAAGTATCACAAATCCATCATCACTTATTGCATCCGGATTGTTTACTATATATTCTAAGTCAGTCGTTACCTCAATAGGTACATCATTTGTATTACTTTCCGAGTCCTGGTTTACGCATTTCGAATCATACCAAATAGGCACTCCGACAAAATTAACATTATCGGCTTCCATAAAAGTAATACTCTCATATTTAGGCATCTGCTCTTTTATGTAAGAGAATTTATTAGCCGCTTTAGATATTAATTGCGTTGTCAGATCAAGACCGTCATTATGAGTGAATGTGCTTATATGTTCTACATTTATCGTATTCGTTGCAGAATTATAGTTCCATTTTACCTGAAACATACCCCAAAGAATATCCATTAACTCATTCCAGCTCATCATGGCTGTTGTAGATGGAGTGTAAGAAAGTGGTCGTATTATATCAGATTTTTGTGCAATAGTAAGGTAAAGAAGATGGTTAACAACTCCGGTTGCAGGATTATTCGCAGCGGTGAAAAATGTAGTTGTTACATTCACCCCTGGTTTTATCTTGTCTGCAAGAAAATCAATAACACCAGTAAGCCATCGATTACGCGTATATGTTTTACTTATCGATCCTCTCGTTGCAATGGCTTTTATTACCGGGGTAACAGCTAATATATTATATTGAGTCTCTGCATTGTCAAGAAGTGAATCATAGTCATCATCCATGGACGGAGTAACTTCAAAAGTGCATTTTGTCATATCAAATTCCCCGTCTGCTGTGGCAAAATACCCATTCCAATAAGCCACTCCGTCTCGTTCTATCTCATAAATTATCTTAGTGCATAAATCAGTTCCTTCAATAAGAGACAATAGGTCGAAATCATCATCGCCATTAGTATTAACAAAGGTTAGTTTTCCGCTAAATTTTGTTCTGTAAAATACATTGTCTTTTTCCAGTTCATCACTAAGCGAAGATGATAAGAAGTTCAAAGGGAATACCTCGGTACGTGTTGAACCAATAGTCAAATAATGCCTATAAGTAGCCAGATTACCTAATCCCGGATTTGCTATTGTAAATATGCTCATCTTCTTATTGTTCTTACTGAGTTACCTTTTTTGATTATAGTTAAGTTACCCATTATCATTATCTCTTCTTTATTATTCATTTTCTTTTGTTCTGCAATTACTTGATCCAATCTTTGATTTGGCCCGGTATTCTCAACCAATATGTTATTTGTTGATCCTGCCAGTTCAGGAGTTAATCTATTGAATGAATTTAATATCATTCGTTTGTCATCTCTGTTAATAGCCTCTAAAACGCTTCTAAACTTATTTGCAGGCCCTTTACGAACAACAAACTCTCTTTCGTGAACTATTCCTGCCATGCGTTCACCAGAACTGTCACGCTGTTTGCCTTCGCCCGTCCAGCCACCCTTGGCGTATTGAGGAATAGGTTTTGCGGCTATTAATGCAGCCTGAATAAGTCCATTAGCAATGATCCAAGGTATTAAAGGAATAGTAATTACTTTACTTGCAGCACTTGCCACTCCCTTTGCGGTATCAATACCTACACTAAATAGCCCCGCTATTTTTTCAGCTATCGATGCTTTGCGTGCGAGTGCGTTTTTCTTTGCAGCATATTTTTCATCAATTATTTCTTTTTGTCTGGCATTATCACCCGCCGCCTTAATTTCTTTGTTATATTGTTTGTCAAGATTTGAAAACTGCCTATTAAATAATTCAGCACCCAGCCCTGTGGCATTTGCCATTAAATCACGCTTAGCATTATATAAATCTTCTTCTCTCTTTTTTTCTTTATCAAAATATTCATTCGTATAACGCTCCGCCCGTTCTTTGTCACTCAAAACTTCCTGTTGTCTTTTTTGCTCTTTTGTAAAATATTCTTCAGTATATCTTTCCATTAAAGCTTTCATATCTAAATCTTCTTTTTGTCTTTTTTGCTCTTTTGTAAAATATTCTTCAGTATATCTTTCCATTAAAGCTTTCAATTTTAAATCTTCCTGTTGTTTTTTTTGTTCTTCTTTTGTTAGATTTGCCTGATCAGAACTTAATTTAGTTTGTATTCTTATTGTATTCTGCAACACCTCTCCTTTTGATTGTATAAGGTCAACTGATTTTCCTACCAATACATTATATTTTTCCTCTGTTGGGATTACCATATTATTAGCTATCTCTCCCCATTTCTTCTGTTCATCAGTTGTGCTTTTAACAGATTCATTTAATTTATCATATTCTGCAAATTGCTCCTTAGTGATAGCAATAATTCCCATTCCAGAAGATGTAATTGTTTTTTCTGCAGCATCACGTTTACTTATTAATTGATTATATTCTTTCCCTATTTCAATACCCTTTAAAAATTCTGCATCCCGTTCTACATAAAGTGTGATTTGATTTCTCATTTCATCATTTATATCCTTTGTCTTAAATGCCGCTTTGGTAATATTATCAAGTTCATTATCATAAGCTAATTGTGCAATTCCTGTTCTTATTTTAGCTAAATCTTCTTCTATTTTAATGGCTTCTTTGCCTGCTGCAATTTGCTGAGCCTTTGTACTTAATGCACTTTGTTGTATTTTCCTTTGTTCTAAAAGTGCATTTGCCGCGTTAGCTTCAGCTATTTTTAAAGCTCTGGTCTTACTGTCAATAAGATCCAATGCTTCTGCATATCTTCTTCCTTCTTGTATTGCCTCGTTAACTTTTCTATTAAAATCCTTGAAATCCAATGTAGCCACTGCCACTTTTATGGCATCGAACCCAGCCTTAACTCCTGCAATAACAACATTAAGCTGATTTGCTGTTTTGCCTGTTGATTCAAATGCAGATTTTAAAAGTCCCAAAACAGCAGTAAATCCCGCAACAATACCACCCCATTTAAATATTGAACCGGAAAGCGAATCCCCAGATTTTTCAACATTTTCAATTACACCACCACCGCCACCAGAAGAAGGTGCTAAGTCGGATAATTTCTTTTTTAAATCATCCATTTTTTTATTATAGGTATCTATTTGCCCAGTTGAACTAAATCCCTTTTTCTGCTCATTAAATAAATCCCTCATTGACTTAGTAATGCTTTCAGTGGTCGCCTTTTGTTTCTCGTTACCTTGCACAACAGTATCATTCAACTTTTTTGCTGCACTTTCAACTTCCTTAATTCCCTTAACAGCATCCTTGTTATTTGCCACTAATCGAAGTTCCACATCTTCCATACTATTTCCCTTTCATATAATTATCAACAAAACCAAAAAAATCGAATATGTCAAACTTAACTACCTCTCTCATTTGTCCCGGGTCTTTATTACAAATTGAATAAACCAAATCTTTCCAATATTTATCGAGTTCCTTAATATCATCTGATATTGATTTTAACTTTGGTTCTGATTTTCGTCCTTCTTTATTGAACCATTTGGGATAGTCAGTAAGTAGGCGGGCATCCAACTTGGTACAAGACTGGTTGCCAAATAAAAGAAAGGGGATATTTCTAACTCCCTCCCCCAACTATCTATTTTTGATTTCATCATAGCCGCATTATAAACAGTAGGATCTTCATTCTCTTCATCAATAAATAAAGCGCAAAGTCTTAATGCAGGATCGTCCTTTTCTTCCAAGTTCTTTATTCCTTCCTGAATCTTATAAAGTACAATAGACATATTAAAATAATCATGCTTATTGTAAGAGTCAACCGCTGTTTTAAGGTTGTTAAATATGTCCTCAAAGGTTGCTGAAAATCCAAATTCAAGAGTTATCTTTTGCAGTTCCCGATAACGATTAAATGAAAGAGATTCTTTAACAAAGAACTTCTTTCCGTCACATTCAAAATACTTCTCTTTTTCAAAATCAATCTTTTTCATATAAATATTGGTAAATGGTGGCTAATAAAATCCCGGCAGCCGGGTAAAATAATTGATCAATCAAGTGATAATTCTGTAAATGAGTAATCCAGTAGTAATGAAAAAGAACTTGCCCACTCATACACCGTAAACAGCCACCGATAGGTTTATTCAACCATGTGGGCAAATTCTCTATCCACCTGAAATAAAAGTTAAATATCTGACCCGATTCTCCTAATGTCCAGAATATAAATACAATGATTGATAATTTTAAAATCTCTAACATGGTATTACAAAATGAATTTCTAAATCCAAAGCAAAAAATGAATATGGATGAAGTAAATATTGAGTCGCATTTTCATTATAAGTATATTTTGAGAATATATCAACAGATCGCTCCGCTTCGGAAATACCCGAAACGAATATGCTTACAAAGTCCGCTGTCTGAATCGGGGTTGTCGGTAATACCTGAATGACATCTATCACATAATCACCCGCTGTTCCGCAACCTTCAGGATCGCAGTCATTATTTATCAGTTTGAGATTCAACCAGCCGACCAACCGAAGTGAGGATGTAAACTTTAACCTGGATCCTATACGTTCTACAAACGAAACCCCTTTGTCTTCGAAATAAAGTACGCTCTTCTTTTTTGAATCAGGTGTTAAGGCCTGATATTCGCCTTTGATACAATCTTCCGCAGTAACATCACAGGAGACCGGGTAACTTTTTTCAACTGCTGAATCATCTTTCTTAACTCTTATATTAGCAGTCTGAACAAGACCGGCAACTTTATCCGACCATGGAAGAGTTTCTAAGTATGTTTTAAAAAGTCCGGCAATTTTATTATTCATAATAATTGATTTTTGCGAAACATATTAAGTATGCCTTGTTCGTATGATTTCACTAAAGACTGTTTTTCCTTTTCATTTAATGCGAGTATATCGCCTTTCTTTTCCGTGTTCCAGTTTAATTTATTCTGTTCAAAGCTTGTAGTTGCTTTTATTACTGCAATACCTTTATCAAGTTCGTCTTTTGGTGAAATGAGTTTAATCCTCGACCACATATCATTTGTAAAAGAAAAATCAACAAAGCCCCTGTACTTACCTTCTTTTTTCTTATATGTTAAATAACCTTTAGAATATTCCGGATACTTTGCTCCTTCAGGATTTAATCCTTTCTCTTGTACCCTCTGTTTGATTAACACAATAGCATTACTCGCAACCTGAACCATAACCTGCCCATGTGCGCCCTCCTGAAGGTCTCTAATCACTCCATTGAGTCTTTTGCTATAATCTAAAAGTGTTATACTCATTTTATTATTTTACTCATGCTTTTTATTCTCGTTTCGTCTGATAGCAACTAAATTAAGCAGTATTCTTTTATCTTCAATAAATCGTTACCTGTCTTTTTATTGGCATAATTCAGCACTTCTTTAAGTAAATTATTTTCAACTTTGGTAAATAATCTATCCTGATATGCTCCATTGAAATAAGCATTATAAACTACATAATCAAGCAATTCATCTATTCTCCACTCAAAAGGATTCGCAGCATTATAATAAAGCATACTACCTGTTGCTATATGGATAGTTGAATTTGATTTGTCAAAAACGTCAAGTTTTGTTTCTCCTATTAACCCAGCCGGATTAAAATTAAAAACTGCGGGTGCTAAATTCCAATAATCTGGACTTGCAGGACTATCATAATCCTTTGTATAAGTACTTAATTCTGCTGGGGATTGCGGTACTCCTGCCTCTGTGTATGGAACGTATTCATCTAATTCACCAACCTTAATAAACTTGGAATAACCTTTTAAGTTAGCAAGATGAAAAGATGCTGTCTTATCATAGGCTATCTTACTTCCTGTTCCTGTATATAAAAGATGACTTGTCCCGATAACGTCATATATATATTTTCCTGTTCCTGTAAGAATCCATTTATTTGTACCATCAACTTCTACCCATGCACCACTCCCCACTCCAAAAACATCAGCAAGCCTGTCGTACATTCCGATAGTAATATTGTCTCGTATAGGATTCGTGCACTTGGAAAACCAAGCACCGTCATCACTCCCTGCGGACACAGAAATCGTTATTGAAGCGCCATCAATTTTAATATAATATGCTACACCTGTTGATCCAAATTCTATCTCATGCCATCCATAAGACATAGCTGTAATATGTTGTATTCTATTCAGAACAGCACCATCCTTATAGACTAAGAACTTCAATACTCCATCAACTGTATTTAATATAAAATATTTTGAACTTGTACCCACATCAGCAGATCCAAATATGACATTTGTTCCCGCAATGACATTCCAGTATGCTTTTATATATCCAGAGGCATTGCCAGAATTGAAATTAGCTACTGCTTTATATAACTTATCATCTGTCCCATTAAAAGTGGAATATGCCGGTTTTGGCTGTGACCATAAACCAAATTGTCCGTATGGTGTTTGTTTTTTCTCTTTAAATATAGTTTCCATATCATTTAAATTTTACCCACATTGTACCAGTCCCAAAAGGTAATGTACTTATTGAAGCATCCATCCGCCACCATCCTTGTGCATTTTTAGTAGACACCCTTAAATAACTCAAATTACCTCCCGGCCCTGTCAGTGTTTTCTCTAAATTAGTAACTCCGCTATCTTTTGATAGGATTAATTTCCTATAACTATTTCCACCACAACCAGCTATAAACTCACCATTAGAGTTCATTTGGAAACTATTAATAATATCAGCCACATTTGAGTAAACACCTATGTATTCTACTGTATCAAGTAAGCCGGCAATTGGTACTTTGTAAATTGATCTCTTTAATACATCCCCGGTTGCATCGCTTCCCCAAAATATATAAGTACCGTCATAATACATACCCGTTGTCTTATTATAAGAGTTTTCATCGCTTGATGCTAACGTCAAGGGAGTCCATACGCCACCACTATAAGTTAATTTAAGCCAATTACACCTATCAACCGTGTCTCCTGTCTGAACTATCCAGTACCCATCAATAAAATTGGTAGCGTGAATATGCCTTGCTGCAAGATTAGGTGCAATACCATCGAACTTATATATAATTCTAATAGTAACTCCTGAATCTAAGGTTGCAAAAACATTAGTTTCATTATCAGAAACACCCACGCTATTACCATAATTACCCCAAACATCATATTCAACTCCACCGATAATGACCTGCCTACCAACATTGAGTTCTTTATAACTTTGGCCGTCTGAATTAACAGATGGTGTCCATGCTGACCCATCAATATCTTTTACAATTACTTCATTGTAAGTAGAAAGATCATCAGTGCTTAAATATACTTTTGTTTGTGTGCACCATAGAATATTACCGTTTGCATATATCTTTGATCTTCTTATTTCATTACAATCAGCAAACGGAATATTTTTAACAAATGAAAATCCAGCATCATAGGATAAATACAGTACACCGTTTGAATATGCAAATACCTTATTATCAATAGCGTATTCTCCTTTTATAGAAGTATCCCACCTGAAATAAATATTTGCATCAGAACCAACCACGCCCAAGACAGGAATTAAAACATCCTCTTCGCTTACTCCTTGATACCATGTATCTAATCCACTTACAGATTGTGGCGTCCAGTAACTACTCCCAGTATTATGAAGCGGTATTGTTAATCTTGTTGCTGAAATTCCCGGCATAGCTAATGATGTTTTATTTTTAAACGGTACATTCATTCTTTTATAAGTTTAAATGCCTCTACAATAGAATGCGTAGTCTTAATTCCCGATGTAAAATTTGTATCTGTTACGGTTGTTATGATCCTTGCAAAATATTTTGTACAGATAGGCCAAAGAGCGTGAATAGAAGGATCGATATAACAAGCCAATGTCCCGGAAGCAGCAACTAAAGTGATAACTTCTCCGGTTAAAATTGTGCCAGTCCAGTAAACGGTATTATTAGGGATTGCCTTATCGGACTTGATGATCTCTACTGAAACATCATCCAGAGTAGTTATATCAATCGGCAATAGAGTATCCGCATCGATCAATGTTAATTCTAATTGAATGCTATCAACCCCTCGAATATATGAATCGATTGTTGCCATATTATAGTCTTTGTGATATTTTTCCTACACTAAGGGAAGATTTACATTTGAGACATTCACCCCGCGATGGTTCAATATTCTCTGCAATGAAATTTATCAGGGCAGTGTATCTCTCCGAGTAATATGCCATATTTGCGCCTAATACGTCATCATTGCCAATCAACGTGTAACGGCTTACCTCCCCTGAGTTCTTAATCTCATAAGTCAGAAACTCCGCTGTCTTATAAAGAATAGCATAAGCAATAGCTCTATCGATTTCATTATTTTCAAAGTCTGAGTGCTCACTGCAAAGCATAGCCACGGCATCGCATTTAAACTCTCCATGAAGCCTTAATCCCTGAGCATAATCAGTAACGGCCCAATGATCGCGCTCGTTAGGATCATCGCCATGTATCCCCCCAGCCATTGACCATAATGTCCAGTTCTCTTTTGAAGAGTTAAAGCAAGGCTTAGCGATATTAAAACACCAACGATAACCACCGCATCCGCATGTCATCTTATTATTGTACGGAGTTCCGACAGGAGAATAGATAAAATAATAATTCCCATTCAATTCAAGGTCAATAGGTGTTATCGCTGTGTATTTCGGTTTGCCGGCATCGGACGAAATAGCAACTGTATGTAAAAGCTGAAAATCATCATAAATCAATAGATTGACATTTTCTGTTGTGTTAAGATTTAAGGTAACTCCCCGCAATATAAACACCCCTCCACGTATATCGGAATAAACACGCATACCGTGATAAATGTCCTTAGTGATTACCTGAGTAAATCTTCTGTGCCCTATGTCGCCGGAGAACTTTTCTCTTCGATATTCATTATATTTTAAAAGTTCTGTGAATATGTCGGTGCGAAAAGTATTAACCCCATTTATGCGCGCGCAGGTCATCATATCCCAGATGTTATCCTTACCGCCTACCGCATCAAGAATGCGTAAAGACATCCCTTGAAGTTCATCGACAAATAATCCGGAATTGGATACTGAATAGGCGACATCGTAATCAGCGACACATAAGTCTTCGCTACGTGTTAATCCTATGATATTTTCAAAACAAACTGGCAAACTCATATTATATTATTTTAAGTAAAAAAGGCCTGATACAAAATTAAATGATCAGACCTTTTTATTAAGAAACATTAAGTTATATTAAGCACATGCAAATGCTAAAATACCAGAATTGGTTGCAGAGCAAGGAGCAGGATTCAGCGCAAACAGTCCATGAAGCTGAACTTTAAATGCGGTGAAGTAATCGTTATTCAAACAAGTCCTTTCAGTAAAGATGTCATAAGACACTCCCGGAAGGTTCCTTGAGTTTTCACTCCATGCCATCCTGTCAGCGGTGAGTTGTACGGCATTAGCACCACCAAGCGGATACCAAGCCTTGCCAACGAAAGCAACAGCGGTTTTATGCAGTAAGAACGTGTAAGCCGGGGCGATAACCTCAACATTTTCAGGGTCAAGATACATCTTCAGCGTATTCATCTTTGCATAATTACCTTTACCATCAGCATTACCAACTTCCAGAGACCGGTTAAAGATCAACTGATAAAGGTTTGTTCCGGTAATACCATAAGGAGAAGTAAATTTATTCATCCTTGCAACCAGATCCATATAACCCCAGATATTATCATTCCAGTTACCTGGAGCAATAGTTGTCAGAGCGCCGGCAACGGTTCCAACACCTCCGGTATATACGTTCGTCCCAGCAGCAGCAAGAATCCCTGTTAAAACAAACTGAGCAATATACTCATCTAATAGTTTTTTACGTCTCTCAATGAGGAATGCGATAGACTCTTCTGGGTTTGTAGTTCTCTCCCTATATACACGGTCGGCAACTTTAAAAGACGACTCCTGTAAACAGGTAATCTCATATTCCTTACATTCCGGAGTTGCATCATCACCGTCAATAGAGCAATCATCGGTACATGCTTCGGTAGTGGCATCGCAATCAGTGAGCCATTCCAAAGAAATAACTTTCTTTTTATTCTTATCTTGAAGTTCACCAAACTTAACAGATTGGTTTTCAAGTACAGCCTTTGCAGCATTTACATCAGCTTTCAGATCAATGTTTTTTATAGGATCAAGCCAGATCGCATCAGCTTTTGCCTGAATCGTAGCTAAATATCCACAGTCAATTAATGAGTTCGGTTGTGACATAATTATTTATTTTTCGTTTCCCAATTAGTTTGTATTTCAACTCTTTCTTTTGGGGTTAACGTCTGATCTCTCATTATATTGATATAGTCGTCTCTGTCTTTAGGCATCTTGACTTTACTTCCATTAGGTCCTGCCGCGGGTTTATTCCCGGACGAACTTCTATCTTCAGCTTTTTTAAAATCAAAATATCTTTCGGCGTGTCCTTTTACGTGATCCTGAAAATTAACATTATTCGCGTGACCATCCTGAAGTGGGGTTCCATCTTCTTTTAGTACGATGAACCCTGACTCATCTTTCTGGTATTTGTTCTTTTTCAATTCACTTACAAGAACAGCTTTTAATGCCGCTGCCTTTTTAGCATCTTCCGGTAAAATAGGATTAAGGTTATCAAACTCTGCAAGAGCGGCTGTCTCGACTTCCTTAAATAGATTTACGCTATTTATCTCATCTTCTTTTGCCTTTAACTTATCTTCCAGTTCTTTATCCTTTGCCTTCAATACCTTTGAATGTTGATTAACGAGCTTTATGACTTCTGGATTTTTCATTATATCCTCCGTCCCGGCTCCTTCGACTTCGCCCAACTTTGTCTCTACAATGTGATCAAACAAATCAACTCCGATTAAATCAGATTCAACTTCATATTTCTCTTTGAGTTCTTTTTCCAGTTTCAGGGATGCTTCCTTCAATCCTCTGTTATACTGGTTTGTTTTGTCCGCTGTAAGTTTTGAGATCCTTTCAGTGTCTTTGCGCTCAATTAAAGAAAAGTCTGTTAATTCTCCGGCTTCATTATAAAGGCTGGCCAAGTCCTCAGCAGTGAGTTTAAAGGCTTTCACTGCAAATGCCTCAAATGCTTCCGCATTAATATTTTTATCCATTTTTAGATATTTTCTTTTTAGTTATTTCTATTGGTTTGTTAATTACTGGTACTTCTCTGAGTTTACGTTCCACGATAGGAGTCATGTCATAAGATTTATCCCATCCACGTCCGACAAGATTATCCCAGACCTCATCCGATATGATTTCTACCTTTTTTGTTTTCTTGCCTATAATCTCTTTTGCCATTACTTTGTAGATTTGGAACGTACACGAGATTTGCGGGTTTTCTTAGCAGCTTCAGAAAACTTCTCCACAAGGGGAGATTTTGATGATGTAAGATCAGAAATATCAGAAGTATTAACTTCAATTGTTTTTTCAATACTTCCATTTAAACCCGGTTCAGGAATCAGGTCAACTTTCTTTTCATCCCCGGGATATTCTGTTGCTATTGGTTTGGTAATTAATGGAGGCGACACCCTTTTAAGAGGCACTCCCTTATTAAGTTCAACAGGCTTAGGAAGTGGTTGAAACTCCGACCATCCCAGATGCTCCTTAGCTATTTGTGCAGCTCTTGGACTAAAAACTCGTTTTTGATTGTCTTTTATTAAAGTAATTTTTTCCATAATTGAATAATTAATTGACAAATATCAATATAATAAATGACATATATTACTTTTTCTATTGATAATTATCAACATTTATTAACAAAATGCAATTATATGAAATAAAAAAGCCCCTAAAATTAATTAGAGGCTAATAGTAAAAGTTCGGGGACGATAATTATTCTAAAAAAATGATCTGGAAACCTATTTATCTTAACATCCTTTCAGTTAATTTATTTATTTTTTCTTTTAATTCTTTTATTTCAGTAGATTGTTTTGCAAGAATAATCCAAAAGTAAATTATTGAAATTAAAGAAAACACTAAATACAAAAAATCAACTAATTTTTCCATATTATCTATTTTGAGGGTCAGAATAAATGCCGTTAAAATTAGGATTAACAGAATACAGTTCATCTCTAAGAGGCTGACCTGTCCCTTTTTTAATTCGTCTATTCATTTCCTTAATATCTCTTTTGTCAGTTATCTGGACATTATATTCTATTGTGAATGCTTTAAAATTCCTTTGTTTAATTAATTTCTTTTGAAACTTTAAACACTCTTTTGGAGGTTCTTTAAATTTATATAACTCATTAATTAAATCATCATTTGCATTAATTAGCGTAAGTTTCTTGCGTTTATTAAATTGTTTTCTTGATTCCCTTTTCTTAGAAGACACTAATAACTCTTCTGCAAAAATAGTTCTATTAGCCGATTGTTCTGCTTTATTTTTAAAATGTTCCAATACTTCTTTTGGAAGATTTCCTTTTTTTGCGTTTTTTAACATTTTATTTAATTCTAATTCAGTAAAAATACCAACCCCTTCAAAAATATATGTTTTCATTTTGACAATTTTAAAATCCCCTTCAAGTTCCGTCAGAAACAAGAAGGGGATTTGTGGTTTTTAAACCGTATTTCTTATATGTATCTGACGGAATACAATTACAAATATAAACCTTTATTTTTTATAAACAAATTTATTTTAGCTTTTCTTCAAATCTTGACGTAAATCAAAAGCCAGATCATCAGAAATGAAACCTATTGAATGTCTGCAATTATAACCTCCAGCATCGGTTAAAGGTTGATAACCAGGATAACCAAGATAACTTGGTACTTCATAAGGATTCTTTGACTTAATAACATACCCTGCAGGATATTCACCTATGGAAGGAGTCCATTCACCCCATAGAGCAGCTTCGTCCCTTGTCCATACTTTATTATTGTGAGCAGCGCAAAAGTCCCGGGAATCATCTATTAATCCACCCTGATAGACAAAATATTTCATATCAAATTCATCAGCCAAAGAAGTATTATAAGCTCGATCATACTGTTGGTATATATCATAAGCATACCTTTCGTATTGTTTTTCCAAGGCTCCTGTTTGAAGAATAGTCTTAACTCCGTCTTTAATTACCTCACGTGGCACACCCTCGACAATATCAGTCAGTCCTTTGATAAATACCTTTGTATCTACTTGTCCTGTTATAGACTTTGAAACGAAACTCTTTACCTGTGTTGCTAATGTCTTGTCGGTAAAAAAGGATTCAAGAAAGCCACCTCTAACCATTTTACCACCTTCTAATCCGATCCGCATATTGATCTTCTTTTCAGTAGCACTAACAATCTTACCGAATCGGGAACCAAGATCACCAATGAGCGCAACGCCTATATAACTATTCTCCAAGGCAACCAGTCCATAAGTAGTATTTACTATCTGCGGTAATATTGTTAGCTCCTGAATCTTTGCGAACTTCTTATATATATCTTCAACCTGGCTTAACTTTCGGTAATTAGTCAAAACATCCAAAAGGGATCCTTCTTTAAAGGTCATGTCTGGAAGTAAATCTGCCAGTAACTCATTAAGAAACTGCGATTGTAATTTAACAACAGACTTCTCAAGTTCGGTTCTATGAAGATCAATATAATCCTGCTTTTTATTTAACAGATCTATAATCCGTTTTGGAATTTTCATATAATTCTTTTTTTAATCTTTGGAATGTCGTTAATGCTGATTCAATATTATAATTTTCTTCGTCAACATACTTAAAATAATTATAAAGTGCCTTCTCTACACTTATTGCCGGCATGATCGACCGTTGACCCTCAATAAAGAAAAACATCGATAGATCAGAATAGTTCCTTTTGTAAATCTTTGGGATCAGGGACATATATAACTTTTCCTTCGGCATTATCTAAGGTTTTTTATTTGTCCGGAAGTATAGAGATGCTGAACGCTTCGCGGTAATCGTTGTAATGTAGTGCTTCCTAAATGATCAACTTGAACAGAACAAATAACAGCATGTTTGATTTTCTTTGCCCTTAATTGTTCAGCATATACATTGTCAGAAAACCAGAAGCGGTGGCGCTCATTCAATGGTCCTATAATGGGCCACAGTTCTTTATAGGTAAAGATGCACCATCCCGCTAACTGGTATCCGATTGTATAACCTTCATACGCTATATTGCCATGCTTATAAGATTTCTGTCTTACATCATTTGAAAGTGCCGACGCTGATAGGTAATTATTAAGATTCATTATGTCTCCGATCTTTGACCATCCCTTATGAAAAATAAGATCATTATTAGCAAGGATCTGAAATTCTGATTTTGCAAATTTTAATCCCAGATTCAGGGCCCGGTTATAATTGAACTCTCCATTGTAATTAACTATCTTATCAACATCATATATATAAGGATTCCCGGTCTCCACCACGATAATATTAAGATCCGCATTGTCTCTCCGTGCTGAATCAATACAAGCCTGAGTAATTTGAATCAAATCACCTACGCTTTTGGATATTATGATAAGATCATAAGTCATCTATAAAAGAATAATTGTATTTGTACCCAAATCCTATGGAATAGAGTTATTCGTTTTCTTTTATAAGGATATAATTGCATTGCATTATAGGGATTGTCACAAATAAATTGACCACTACATGGATTGATATTTTTAGTTACCCACTCGTCCATTGCAAACGATTCTATTCCATTTTCAGCCTCTATCGTCAATAATCCATCTTCATTTATTGTTGTTTTCATAGTATTTAGTTTTAAGTTAAATTATATCCTCCAACTCTCTTAACTGTTCCTTGCCAGTCGTGGATAATAAATATTTTATTCTTATTGCGAAAGTCATTAGTTACCCATGGCTCATGTTGAAGTAAACTTTTATCAACTACTTTCATGGCTTCGATCATCGGGGCTCCGTGTTTTATTGGTAATGGGTACCTTAAAGCGACCTTTCGATTGATAAGTGCACATGCCGGATGCAGATAGCTTATCCCATGCGTGGAGTTAAATCCTTTATCATTAATTATCTGAACGTCACCGATACCATAACTCTCAGGTCTTAATTTACTTTGTAAATCTTCAACGAATCCCGGATGCAGGACAATAAGATCAGAGTCTAATAAAAGAATCTGTTCAGTCTTTAAATACTTTATTCCATAAGCTAATCCGGGGCCATGATGAATATTGTAATCAAAATGATGAATCTCTACATCATATTTTTCTGTAAAAAGTTCTATCTTCTTATAATTCGATTCCCCAGAACCGTCAACAACCAGAAATGGCATATCATAGAACTGACGAAATGAAATAAGTAACCGTTCAAGAAAATCGGGTGTATTGTAATTGACCGTTAGTGCTGAAATTTTCATTTATTAAGTATTGATTCAAATATTTCAATGTTCTTTTGACAATTCCTACAAAGAAAACTTTGTACACCCAAATAAAATGTAAGGGACTCCCCTTCATTACTTATCCAATAACCAATAAAATGCGATTCAGCAAAACGCAATGGAGTATAAGTAGATTCCTGATCAACTCCTAAGTCTTGAAGTTCTGTATTTACTATTTCAATCTTAACCTCTTTCATATATCCCATCCTCCTGCTGCTAAAGGTGCATGACAAACATAATATTCCGGTGTTTCGATCTTTGCATTATTCGGAAAATTCCTGAGTTTCTGATTGAAATAGAAATCATGTGAGTAACCTGGTCTATCCCATTTAAGATTCAACTTACGTGCATGACAGACGTTTGACGTTCCACAACCACCAAGCAATCGAATATTACAAGCCCGCTCAACCCAGTCCCCTTTATAAATAAAGTCATTATAATAAACCCAGTCATATTTATTTAGATTTCTATTAATGATCGCTAAGTGATTCGGGCCCCAATAGTCATCCGCATCAATGTAAATAATGTAATCACCCTTTGCTTCCGTTATCCCGGTATTACGAGGCAAGTTATCGAATGCCTGTCTATGTTCACATTCAAGTAATCGTATTCTTTCATCTGTAAACTTTGCAATTATGTCTTTAGTTTGTTGGCATCCATCAGCAATAACTATCAATTCAAAGTCAGTAAAAGATTGATCGAGTACTGATTGAACACTTCTGACAAGTTTCTGATCCATAAATTGAGCGCAATTCTGATAAGGAATTAATCTGCTTGGAGTTATTATGCTAAATCTCATCTTATTTCTTCAATATTACCAACCTGTGCCGTAAATGTTCCACTTGAACAAATCACTGTTAAATTTATATACCAAGTCCCTGATATTGCTATTGCAGGAGTAGTTGGTGCGGCTATGGTTGTTGGTAGTTGAACTGCCCCGGCATACCCAACTCCTTCAGCTTTAATGGTAGTTGCTGACCGAATAGTTATTAATACGTCAAATCCTGCCCTTGCATTTGCAGCCTGAGCAGCAGAAGTAACAGCCGTCCAGTCAATAGTATCAGCGATTGTCCCTAAGTTTCCGCATCTTACTTTAAAAATTAATGTACCCGTGCTTGATGAATTGCCAATTATCCATACCCGGAATGTTGACCCGACAATAGCCCTCCCTGATGGTATTTGTAACTGAAGTAAAACCTTTTCAGTTGTACCAGAAGTAACCACTGGCGCGAGTAAGTTAGTAAATAGTCTAACATCTGGGATGGAGGGTTTATTTGATATATTAGTATTCCAATCAGCTCCGACCGTTGCGCTTGCAGATGCATGTGCGACCTGAGAATGATCATAAGCAGTCTTGCCCTTGTCGCCATAATACGCATTTGTTGAAAGTTCTCCAAGTGCTAAACTACCTCCTCCTGCATGAGTATGCGAGGTTAATTCACCTGTTAATTTCGCTTCAATCTCTGCTTTAGTAATATCTGCATTAATCTGAGCTGTTGCGGGTGCATGTGTACTTCCTGCATGAGAAACAGCACCATCATAATTTGTCTTTAATGCGGATGTAAGATCATTTGCACTCAATCCCTTGCCAGATTCTTTTGGTTGTAACTCGGATAAGTCCTGATTATCGCTACCTGAAGCATGATCTGTAGAATTGGAATGTTTCTTTGTTATCACATCCGCAATAGATGTATCTGCTTTTATTTGATCAATTGTCAGTCCTCCTGTTGGCGGATGATCAGTCAGGTAATCAGTAATAGCCACACTTAGATCGAGAGGGTCTTTACTTGCGTAACTCATTGATTCGGATTTTGAAATGGATTAACAACCGGCTCAGGTATTTCCGCTTTCATCAGCTCAATATATTCCTGAGTCTTAAGTTTAACCTTTTCCCTGATTAACTTAAAATTCATATTGTAAAGATCAGGCACCTCAAGTTCTATCTCATTAAAGATCGATTCAAGATTAGCCCAGAGAGTGGCATTATATTCTGTTGTTAATCCCTGACTTATCAAAAGTCTTGTCGTGGCTTCCGGGTAACCTCTAAAGGGATTCATCAAGGATTTAATCTGTATCTTCTTTAAGTCCCCCGGACGGTCCGAGTAAAGGATTTCATTTATGTCATCTTCAATAGCTGAAATGGTTGAAGTGGAAGCCCCTGCATCTTTAGCGACCTTCAATTCATTCATCAATTCGACAAGTGATTTGAATTTAAAGTCATTAGGGAATTTATGATGAACAATTAATCCCTCGCCTAAATCGGTAAAAGTAGCTATGTCTTGAACTACAAACTCCCAAAGCGAAGAGTAATTCCGTGCAAAAGGGTAAAGAGTATCATTCATATTATCCGCTCCGAAATTCTTTTCCGTTGCCGTTACTGCTGTGGCAACTTCTGATCGAGTGGCTATCTCATTATTGAACATCATAGTATGAACCAAGATACGAAGATCATTGATATAATCTTTATTAAAAGATAGTAACTCAATAGGTGGGGTCTTATAGACTAACATCTTTTCAAGGTCAATCATATCAACAGGATTCCTTGGAATGGTAAGCGTGATCACATCCTTTACCCCTGAATGAAGTGGCTGTTGTCCTGTTCCGTTACAATTCTTACAAATAGTATGCCCATCAAGAAGAATCCCTGCATTACAGTCTTTATTAGAACACTTATCAACATAGGCAAACCTCTGAGGAAATGCTGTCATTGCTGTACTTAAATCCAACTCTGAATCAGTTTTCATTAGCTTTTCAAGTAAAAGTATTACCGGATGAAATACTGAAACAAATGTCCGTCCTTTTGTTTCTGCATCACGAATAAATCCAAACCTTTGAGCTGGCACTTTCTTTGCTCCGGGTTGAAACTCCTGATATTCGTAAAATAGACTATTAATTTCAATCCCCAAAGCGGCCTGAGTCATCTGGATGGTATCAGGACCTAAGTACATGGTAAACTTAAAACCATCTGTCTTTACTTCGTCACGCATAAACTTAATCGGTAACTTAACGATAAGATATTGCAGATTCTCATTCTTAAACTCAAACATTATCGCATCGGTTGACGTTGCAATGAAAGGATAAGGACTGGCCTTCTCTACATTCGGATCAAAGGAATCAAACTCTGTAATCAAAAAAGCGTTTGGATCAATATAGTTATAATCAATGATAGAATATTCCAGATACTCTTCCAGTGACTTCTCACCCCAGAAATGACTAATAAACTCTTCAAGTTCAAGAGTCTTATCACCAGTCTTGTAAATCAATTCTCTCAATAGGGGTGTTTTCCTTAATGCTTTCTGAAACGGAAGCTGTGTCGAGTTAAGAATCGAAGGAACAACCGACTTTGATATATTCTCACGCTGTTCAAACTCCTCCTTTGTTTCGCGGGTTACTATCTTCTCAAGTAAGTCGGTTATGTCATCACCGGTTTTCATCTTGTAATATTTATCCGCTAATTCAGTGACTCTTTTATAGTCCTGATGATAAATCTCATCTTTAATTACTTTCTTCAGTAATTCAAATCCCGTCTCTTTATCCATTTCAATTAATATTTATTATTTTCACTCCTATCGTTTTGCATTATCGTAAGTAAGCAAACCTTTTCGCTTAATATTATTAACCATTATAATAGTTTTTAAATAATTCGACTAATTGATATTCGCAATTATGTACTAAAATACCATTTGCAAAGTATTCATGTTCTGATTCAACTGTAATATCATAGACATTTCTTTTTTCGCCCTCCTTTATTCTCCACACATGCATGAGAACAGAACTTATTTTTACTCCATTTATTAATTGAAAATATATTCCCGCATTTTTGACATATTCTATCTTCGTGATATTTCTTCGCAGCTCTGTCTTTTCTTGCTTGATATTTGAGCTGACATTTTCTTGAACAATGTTTTGGTTTTCTCCTGAGATTAGATTTAAATTCCGTACCGCAATCAATACATTTTGTAATATATTCTTCTGTATATATAAGTTTAGCAGTGTTTTGCTCATGCCACTGCTTCCCTGTTTCGGATTTGTGCCACTTAACTGCTTCCGGAATAGCCAATTCGATAAGTTTTTTAGTATTGGCATCTTTATATTCCTTTGATGAGATTTTGTAATGATGACTGATATGCTTTCCCTGAAGCATAATCTCATAATTTGAAACTTCGTTATTATTAAAATTAGTATCAGAATGATGTACTGAAAAACCCTTTGGAATAATCCCGACTTCTTTTGTGTATTTGTGAATATGGAGGCTTTTTTTACGCCAGATTCCATTTTCTTTAACCCATCCTTTATAGTAGTTTCTGTCTGATGCTTTCTTTGCATTTGGGTATCTATGAAACTTAAACCCATCATAAATAATAGTTTGTCTTTCCATGTTTGTTTTTCTTCAAAGATAGCTATAATATTCTTATCTATCAATGTTGATACCATAGAAAAACTGCCATTGTCGTATATTTTATGATCAGGCGTGCAAGTTATTTCTTTATCACCTATCCTGTATGTTTCAACTGCTTTGATACCATTATTTTTTACCGCCGTAATTCGTTTATACCCATTACGTGTTAAAACATTATCACCTACTTTTAAATTCCTGATATATTGAGCGCCCCTATCAGTACTTATTAAAGTTTCAGCCACGAAACACAAATCCCCAAAATGCCCATATTTCTGATATTTCTCCCCGGAATCTTTATCAGTAACTATATGCTTATCTTTACCTCCGTCAAGAGCCTGCTTAGTGTACATCATGTCAGCTATCATCTTTTTACAACTCTCGTCAAAGCAAATCCTGATCGGTAATTTGTTTTCTAAGATCAGATTAATAAAGTCCCTGCGCTTAACAATAGAAGGATTACTAAATAGCGTTCGATCAGATCCGTTATTTAAGTATCTCCTTAACTTAAAATCAATTATCTCATAATGGTGTTTAAAGTCTTTATTCATCGTTGTCCGATTGTGCCCGGAAGCATCACCGTAATAGTAAAGCCCTGAATTATGATTCGGGTAACGCATCATGAACTCCTCACATACCTCTTCCGTGGAATTACGAGGGTTCTCCAGGGCTATCTCATCAATAAAGATACATTCCCATAAGTCTCCATTACGTTTAACCTGCGATATGCCACATGAGTTATAAGGTACAGTATTTTGGTCAAAGCTTAAATGAAGCGGAAGTAACGGATCGTATCTGAAATTTCCTACATGAGTCAATCGATTAAAAGATGAATAAAACTCTCCCCCCGAAACCGCAAAAGGGTTAGCAAATACCAATGCGCGACCTCGTTCCTCTGTATTATTCTGTAAGATATTATTAATGTAGTTAATACCTACATTATGAACATTATGATAAGTTGAAGAAATAACAACCTTTTTGTTATTAAACTCCTTTTCAAAAAAGGTTTTATCGGAATATATTTTAGATGCAATTTCATCTACATGCTGATCTAATTCAAAAAGTAAATTTAGCCAGTCAACGCGGGCCGGCGACGTAAGACAATAAAGCGGATTCCATTGCTGGTCTACTCTCCCTGTATGGCTTACCTTGCCATCAACAACGAACATACCGGGTTGACGAAGCCTTGTTATTATAACCTCTTTAACTGCCTCCTCGCGAGTATCCTTAGTCTCGTCAAGCAGACAAAAACCGAACTCTTTTCCAGAATGACTCATGTAATTTTCAAGTGACCCTGTAAAGATTAATCCCCCATTACAGAAGGATATTATATTATTGAATCTATCAAAATTGCGCTTGCATTTAAGCCACTGTGGAGGCGGTTCTTTGCCCGACGCATATGTTCCCGATAGATTATCCTTACTCCACTCCGTCACTCCTATACTTGCCCAGTATTCCCGTATCCTAAAGAGCGTGGCTGAGTTAAGTTGATCGAATGTGTTACTAAAGATTGCACCCCTTACTTCCGGGAACTGGTTGATAAAATTTATCGCAATCATCCCCCCTAAAAATGTTTTTCCGGATCCAGTACCTCCGAGAAATAAGTTATTATTCGCCGTACTGGAGAGTATAGCCATTTGCGGTTCTGATATTATTTGCTCAATTACTTCCATTAATCCGCTGCACTTTCTTTAGTCATTATATTTATTGTCGGTAATTGCTGTATCTTTTCTCCGCCGCTCGTAACATCTAATTGATCGCCATATTTCTTAGGACGCAATTTTGCCAATAGCCATTTACGGGAATCAACTCTCAATCGATCCCTTTGAACAACTGCATTATCGACTACTTCCCTACCGTCTGGCAGTATTACTAAGTCATGTCCAACATTATCAGATATGCTAAGTATTTCATCTGCCATCATATCAGCTCTATCATCAGTCGCGCGCGCGTACCTTTGCAACTTTTTTTCATCCTTCAAGAGATCATAAAAAGTATTTGCAGTCATTTTCCCTTTAACAGCTTGTAATAAAGATTTCCCATTGATAGCTATTTCATTGATAGCCTCATTAAATAGAATTTCTTTTTTTTCTTTTCCTTTTGGAGCTGCCATTATCTTTCCTTCTTCTCCCTGTTTATTCTTTTATACTTCTCCACCTGCTCAAATCGTCTTAATGATTTATCTTTGAACTCTTTAAACTTTGGAAACTTCTTTTTAGATGCTTTCATTCTGTTGTTATTTCCATATTGTAATAACCTAAATAATCCAGAGGGAATAATCCTTCTTCTATGTCTGCCTGAAAAATAAGTTTAGAATTTCCATCCCGAAAAAAATACTTATTACCTCGCCTGTAATAATATTGCATTTTTTTTATTATTGTTTCCATACTGCAAAATTAAACTATTTTATTCAATATAACCAAATTAAAATACAAACCCTATATTAACAGTCCCTTCACGCTTTATGAAATCTGCTCCAAAACCTACACTGAATCTATTTAATTGCACTCCTGTACTCAAATCAAATGAATAAGGATTATAAACCCTATCCGGCAGTTCAATAGTCTTTTCACCGTATTTGTGATAGCTTAACCCTATTGAAAAGTAATGAGTGATATTATCCAAATAGGAACTTGGAATGAATTTACTAATTCCGATAACTCCTTTGATATGGTCCTTTATAGTTTCTCTTTCGTCTAACCGGTAATTACCATGACTAATTGAAGTATAGACTCCAAAGGTCTTTATCTGTCTGTCATATCTTAAGCCAAAGCCCAAGTCGGTAGGTTGGTGAATAAGTGAAATAGTATTCTTTTGACCAAATAAGGCCAATGGCATAAATAACAATATCAGAATTAGGATTTTCATATAGTTATCCACTCTTTACAATTAACATCATCCGTTTTTACAGGTAATCCAGGGAACCAATCCGATGGGAACACTGCTTTTGCTTTCGACAACCATGCGCCCCACCATCCAAAAGTGCTATTTGAACCTATAATATATTCAGCTTTTGTCAGTAAGTAAAAATCTTCTATCGGAGTGTTACTGGTATATTCAAAGTCTGGCCCTAATTTATCATAGGCTTGTTCTATATTATCGGTTACTACAATCACTCTCCGGTCAGGCAAATGCTTTAAAGCGTTCATGTAATATTCTCTGGTCATGTTTGTAAATCCCATAGCAAGATATTGAGGTGCATAATTACGGCAATGAACCAATATGCAATCCTTATAAGGCTCTACAAGTGGTTTTAAGGTAAAATAATGTCTTATAATATCCTCGCAATGTTCAAAATATTTCTCTGACTGCATATAACCAAAAATGGAAGAATTGTCCGGAATATCAAAGCCTAAGAAGTTACCTTCCGGAATATCTACGGTAGTAAACAGCTGCTCTTTTACTTTTGGCAGGCTATTAACAAAATATTCATGGTTGTTCCACTGAGGGAATCCATACTCATAACCGTTCTTAACAGCTATCCCAATTGTTGATGCAATGAAAAATAGGATATTACCAAAACTATTATCTCCTCTGACATCAGCCTTTGGCCTATTATTAAACCATTCACTTCTAAATGTTATCATCTATTTAAGCATTTTGCAACAAGTATATCATTTGGAATAAAACCATCTTCAAGAGTAAAAACATAATCAGGATTGATCTCTAATATTTTCTTCATTAAATCCAGAGTATCAAATCCCCGCAGCTCCCTTATCCATCCTCTTAAATCATCAATCAGTATCGTATGAGTTTTTATTGGATGTCGTTTTATTGCTTCTAATTCCCGTAATAATGGAGTATTCTCTGGTCCTATAGCCGTATCCCCGCCTGAATAATGTCCATCAAGCCAGAATGTAATTTGCTCATTTTGCTCTTCCATTACTTCGAATAACTTTTCACCAGAGTCACCACAAATACAATGAACAATTTCATTTTTTTCAAATCTATCGCAGCAATGAGTATAAAAGTTTCGGGATAATTCTATTGAATAAATCTTTTTAAATCCAGCATCAATGGCCTGTTGTATCCCATCGCCTAAATATGATCCTGTCTCAATAAATACAGGATTTATATATTTTCGGAATAACTCTTTACAATGAATACTACTTGCCGACATTAGTATAAATATTAAAATGTTCTATTATTTGCGTATAATCAACTTCCCTGTTTTCAATATCTGAATAACCTGATCTTTGTGTTGCCGCAATTGGATCTGTGATAAAACAGTTAAACTTCTCCTGCACATCATAGGCATAAAATACATCGAGCGTATTTCTTGCCGTTGAGTTTCTGAAAAACTCCTCATAATTATCTAAAACATACTGAACCATCCGCCATGAATTATAAATAATTACATGAGCGCAAAATGCATTCTTAAGTCTGAATAGATTCTCTGAATATCGCTCAATAGGTTGCATTAAAGTTGCGCCCAGATAGAGCGCATCCCAGTCTGGAGGTAATTGTTTTATAGAATTTTCAACTGCATTCCATGTGTGCAACATCAAACAATCATCCTCAAATATAATAAATGGAAATTCTTTTTGCTGCTTTAAAATAGTAAGTTGCGAGTTAGTGCAACCCACCCATCCGGGATCTGTTTTAATAGCATTAAATCTCTCTACTCCAAAAGGAAAAATGTTCTTTTGAAATTCAACCATCCTATCTGGTCTGGATTCCAGATTTATCACGTAGGCTTTCATATTGCACTTGCCCATTGGTTTAGTGTTTCGATAGATTGTTCATAACAATAAAAAGGTGTCCCGGATTCTAAATATACATCATCATTCATGCCATATTCCCTTGCCTTCTTATAGATGCTTGTTCCTGGAAGGACCCAGCATATATTAGGACCATACTGAGTGATCTTGCTTCTTAATCTATTATACCGGGTTTCTTCAATGTTCTTAATTGTATCACCAGGAAGCCCAACAAGGAATAAACTCATCGTGCTTATCCCTGATGTTTCAGCAATTTCAATTCCTTTGAGCATCTTTTCAACAGTAGTGTTTTTACCCATACGATCAAGTGCATCCTGACTTAAAGATTCTATCCCAAAATGAATTTTACGACATCCAGCCCTATATAGTTCTCTGCAAAGTTCTTCATCCATTGACTCGGCCCTGCCTACGCATTCCCATTTCAATTCTCCATCAAGTCCTGCACAAATCTCAAATACTCTTTTTTTATTTGCTGTAAAATTATCATCATAAAATATCCATGTTGTAAACCCTTCTGATATTTTTTGATTAACCTCAGTAAGTACGTCCTGAGCTGATCGCATCTTATATTTATGGTGCCAGAAATCAGACGATCCACAAAATATACAATCAAAAGGACATCCGCGTGATGAAATAATCGGAATGCGAGGATCTGAATATCCTAAACCTGAGTAATCCGGATAAGGAATATCATTTATACCGTTAAAATATTTACGGTCGCAATCTTTTACTATTTTTGAATCATTACCTTGAATAATATCGATAATGGCATTCTCTCCCTCACCGATAACTACCTGATCATAACCTATGCTTAACATCTGTTTTGGCATAGCAGAAGGATGATGACCGCCACAGATTAAATGACCTTTAAACTTATCTCTTATCTGCCTGGCGTATTTCACTGAGAAGCTATGAAACGAAACAGCTATTAAATCATAATCTTCATTACTATTCATTGCTTCGTTTAAATCTCTTGCCACAACTTCGACTTTCCAATGATTAAGTGCTGCCTGTAAATAACCAATAGCAGGAGGAGGCATTTGATCTGGTGTCCAAGGATTTATTAATAACACTTTCATTAGTTATTCAAAAATATATTCAATTATTAAGAATTTTCCAGTTTATTACAAATTGAACACAATTTTCAGGACACCTAAAACAGTAAGAATCAAGTTTTGGCTGAACATTTAATATTCTCCGGTGGTCTCTTTTGATCATTAAGACATCAAAACGAAATAACCAGGCTTTTTCAGGGTCTGAATCGTATAATTGCTTAACCATTTCACAAAATTAACTTATAATCATTCTAAATAAAAATATATCTATTAATAATTACTGACAATTATTAACAGTTTTTAACAGACTTAATCTTATAGTACTCTTCGCTTGTCATCATTATCTTCTTTGGCTGGCCATTAGATAAAAATTTATTAAGGCTTTCAGGTGTTTCTTTTGCCAATGAATCATCTAACCGTTTTAAAAGTTCCTTTAAATTAGGGTGTTCTTCCTTTAGCTGGTCTTCTAATTCACCTTCAAATGTTTCAACTACTGGAATTGTTCCTGTCCCATGACATACTGGACAAACATTTGTCATTCCAGTACCACTATAGTTTTCCATTGGGTATTTTATACCTGTGGCATTACACCAAGTACATCCTGATAAATAAGTTCGTATTGTTTTCATATTATTTAATAATATTTAAATTTGCATATTCTCCGTGAAATTTTGATGCTGCCTTATTGTATGCTAACGCAGCATCTTCAATAGTTTTATAACTCCCTAAATAAATCTGTTTTCCATTCACCTTTATTGCAGATGTAATATATCCAGAAGAAATAAAAACACCTAAATATCCGGATTTGCCAGAACAGCGTTTGTTCATTCCGTTCTGTGCGTACGTACAAAATCTTAGATTATATTTTTGATTGTTTAGTCCGTTGTGATCAATATGGTCTATTTGTAAATTATTAGGAGGGCTTAAAAGAACACGGTGCATAAAATATCTATAAGTTACATGCTTTATATTATTTACTCTCCGTGCATAACTATTTCTGCCATCATGAAATGCATGCCACCCCCATTGATTCAGAAATTCATAATCTTCATCATCAACTTGTGCGATTTGCCCCTGAGAGAGCTTAATCTCTTTCATTTTACGAACATTTAATAAGTCCGAACGAAAAGGTATTGGAAGAGGCGTTCGGTTCCTTTTATCAATCGGTAATTACTCCGACCTATCCAATACCAAAGATAGTAATTATTATTCACTTTTGCAAAATTTCATCCTTCTTTTTTTCTAATTCTCTCATCTCTTGATGATAGGCTTCGGCAAACTCCTGCATGGCATCTGTACAAATAGTCCATTCTTCGCAAACCTTAACCAATTTTATAGCCCGATCCATTGCAATATCATTAGGGAACGCATCCTCCCATTTATCACGATAAGTCAATTCAAGTATTTCTTCTTTTGTTTTCATTTATTACTGTTATTTTTAATATTATCAATAATGTCTAATGCAATACTTTCTATTATTGCCATAAAGGACAATAAATAATAAAACATGGTTTTTGCAGTCAATGGATTATTCATCTCTGCTAAGCAAATTAAAACTAATCCAGTTAAGCCTAATATAAATAATATATATCTCATACCTGCCTCCCTGCAACACCAAACCCTCTGTTATAAATAAATACAGCTAACTGTTCGGGTGTAGCATCCTTGACTAATATGAAGTATCCAAACCAATCAGATTTCCAAACATTATCATTAGGATTTTCAAATCCCATCTTTAATAAAATATCCTGTGTCTCTTTCATTGCCTGTCTTTTTGAAATAAATGTTTAATCAATTTGTCATTTTCAAACACGTAAAAATGTAAACCAAGTCCTCCGAATGGAGAAAATCCATAATCACTAACAATCCTGATTTTATTTTTTGTTTTCATCTGTTACTGTTTTGCGGTTAGCCAATACTGATAAAGTTTCTTAATGCCTTTAAAGGTTTTATGAGTTTCAATTTCCTGATACACATCCGCTTTATTCCATAATTTCACACAATCAGCAGCCACCCATTCAGCAAATTCCTTTTCGACATACTTACTCTCTATAAACACTGCAATGTCTTTTGCATAATCTTCAAACGAACATGATAAATCACGTTTTCCAAATATTGCTAAAATCTGCTTTTCCATGATTCCTTATTTATTTAACTCTATCCGAGATTTACTTTGGGTGGTTACCATTTTACTTCAAAAGGCATTTTTGCAATTATCTCTATTGCTGTTTTGTTTGCCATTATACGCTTTATCATTTCGGGTTTATCAATAGTTTCCTTAACCCAAAATACTGACTTCGTTCCCGGTCTTGTGTCGGTACAACTTCCAGCAATCCCAATAACAGTATAACCACCACCCTGATAAAATGATACTTCTCCTTTTTGGAGGTTATTAGTTAATTGTTCGGGATTAAACGGAAGGTCATTAAATCTTATTGAAGTATGATAACTAAAACCGTCATCTATATTTACTCGATAATGTCCTGCAACTTGTAAATCTGTTCCAAAATATTCCATTTTCGTATAATTTAGTTTTACTTATTTACTATCCGTTATGGTTGCTTTGACTTGAAAATAATAAATCCCGCTTCTTTTAAATAAAGCAATATCCCGTCTGCTAATTCAGAACATTGATCTGTTGTAAAAGCATTTGTAGCATAAAGAGCATTTTGAATAGGTTCAGATACATCTTCATCCGTCACGCTTATCTCTGGCTGTTGATTCTGCTTAATTAACTTATCCAAACATTCAGCACAAATACTATGAGTATCCTTTTCTTTGTCGCAATCAACACAGGTACTCGTCTGTTTTGGCTTAACAGGATAATACCTTTCGCATATAAGACATGAAGTTTCTCTTTTACACGTTGCAGGATCAATATGATTTTGACAATTAATGTTTCCCCATAAATCCATTTTTTCATCAATACATCCTATTTGCATAAAACTTCCATTTTTCATTTTAGCAAACTCTTCTGGTGTCTGTTTTGGCTCGATCTTATCAGTCATAGTAAAGTCTCTCCAGCTCGTAGGGTGTTTTGGTGTTTCCTCTTGTGGCTCGATGGGATGAACTATTGGTCTCCATTCCATGCCTTGTTTGCATGGATATTCTGAATCACATTTTTTATGGTTTACACAATGTAGTCTGCAATTATGGCAACCTCTTTCAGGAATATGTATTACGGTTTCTTTTTTCATGTTATTTGGTTTTAATTTTATATTTTACACAATCTAAATCACATAATTTACACCCATTACACAAAATACTACTGATGAAAATATTACATTCTTTCTTTTTCATAGATGCTTAATTCTCTTGTTTAAATGTTCATTTGCTATCGTGTTTTTAGTTCTCTTTATAAACAAATGGGTTCTCCATGTATCAAAATAACCTAAATGTTTGTGACATCCATTACAATATACTTCATCACCTATTGTGTAAAAGTCTGGATGACTGCATTCTTGAGCTTTCTCTTCTGTTAAAGGCTTTTCTTCTTTCTTATATAACGTATCCCTTGCTTTTGCAAACTCCTCGGGTGATACTTTCGGAAAATTCTTGCTCTCTTTCATTTTTTTTATAGTTTCAGTGCTTTATAAGAAGTTTTATCATCCCAGTTATCCCTGTGCAATATCAAGTCAATTAAAGCACCTGAAATTTCCTGAGAGGTTGCATTTTTAAGTTTTGTTCTTGAAAGCCAAACACTATTAATTCCATGTTTAATTTCTCCCTTATTTTTTGTTATATTAAAAAATGAGAACGCATCAGCAGTGGTATTCATTTCAATATTATGTATTTCAAATAATTCAACCAATGTGTAGAAAATACACTCTACCGTTTTGACTTGATTTATATTATCATTCTGTTCTATTTCTGAAAGTGTATTTATTATTCTATACAACCCGTTGGCATCGGGATGACTCAATGAATCAACACTTACTTTGTAATTGTCAATTATAAACTTATTAAATCTCATCTTTCTCTTATTAGTTATTAACTCTAATACACTGGTGATTAACTCGTTTTATAAAGACCACATGGTTTTGAATTAATAGCCCCTGCTACTCCCATCTCTTTCCCCGCTTTCTTTGATGCAAGTTCAGTAGGTTCTTTTGACAGTTCTGCAAGTGCAGATTTGATACGTTTAATTTCATGCCATAACCGTAATTTTAAATCTTTACTTTCGTCATCATCCAACTCCTTACTCCACATAATTACAACATGCGTGCTGTATGCTGATAATGCTTCAATCAGTCCCGCTTGCTTCTCATTGATCAACTTTAGATTTGCTGTTTGCTGGTCGCTGAACTCCTGCATTGTATGTAAGGATTCAGAAACAGTTAAGTTAAAACAACCTTCATTTACTGATTCTATACGCCTGCCTGTAATGCGTGCAATGATTTCTTCTTTTGTAAGTGTTTTCATAGTTTCGCTTTTACGAGTTTCCAGTAATCCAATGTCATAGGGCCTGATCCATTCCAGTCCTTCGCTGCCTGGGAGTAATTTTTACCCTGAGCAAATCGCAGAAATACTTTCCGACTTAATTCTAAATCAAAACAATCTGCAGTCGTGTAATTTGAACCTACTAACTTGTTATAGTGATTAATTCTGCACGGTCTTATCTGCATCGGCCCGGCTGCTTGTTCAAGAAAGTTAAAGGCGAATATGTCCCCTTTGCTTTCAACCATTACTATTGCCCTCATTAAAGCATCGTAATAGTTTATTTCTTCTGGAACGGCAATATATACCACTTTCGTATCGGGTGCCTTAGCGTTGCTTAAAAATAGGCTTAGCATTAAAATTGTTATTGTCATCATTTTCATTACTTTCTTTTTAGTGAATACTATCTATTACAAAATACTCCACACTTTGTGGCATCATTAATTATTGGATATATTTCTTCTGGTTTAAAAATCATATTTGAAACACCATCCCTGATCTGGCTCATTTTAATCTTTGGTATGATACTGAAAAAATCTTCTCTTCTGTCTTGTATATTTTCCTCAACCTGTTCAACTTGTTTAAATTCTTCGGGGTCCAATAATGCCATTGCCTCATATTCTTTTTTACTTTTATAATAACACCCTACACATCCACCCCGTTGCATATATACCGGAAATCGAGGAAGTAATCCCGTTTTGTTTAAAATTATTTTACATCCATCTCTTGTTATATTTGCATCGGCAAGAGGATATGAATAATCCACAAACTTTTTATTACCATGATTTCCTGTCCTTTGATCTATTTCATCAGCATTTAATCCAATCATTAACCCCGCGCCCTTCTCTTTAAATTGTTCAAGAAAATCATCAATAGGCTCGATTTTAAACATTCTCGTACAGTAACGAGATTTAAAAGAAGGATAAAACTTACTCTGAATTATGTATGATTTCAATGAAATATATTTATCGTTTTTTATCCGATATATCTTAAAATCCTTTCTATGAAAATTCTGAACCCATTTTTCAACTAAATCCAATCTATCATAAATCTGTCTATGTTCATAACCAGTATCGGCAAATATAGCATCATGTCTGTCTCCAAATAAGATACACATTGTCGTGCTTTCAACACCCCCAGAAAAAGATATAAAACTTTTCATTCTGTTATCTTAAACTTTTCCTCAAACATGTAATAAAGTTCATACAGCTTGTCCCCTCGATACTCGTTACATAAATTATATTCAGTGAACATTGCTTCAATATTTTTCCGGCTGATAGAATCCGTCTTGCAATTCCTGATCAGGAACTCCAGGTAAATGAGATTATCTGATACATTGCGCTCTTTGCCGACCTTTTTAGCATAGTTGAAGCCTAAAATGATCAGGACAAAAACTACGAGGAAGATTAGTGTTATTATCATGGGGTAAGTTTTTAATAAGCCAATTCTTTCGTTGTTTTTTGTTCGTAAATATTATCATATACCTGCCAATCAGTTTCATCCCATTCCGCCTCGCCTTCGCCATCAAGAATAAATCTGGCCATCTCGTTATTGTATTTAACAGTAAATAATTCTCTCTCATCCTTGGCGGCAAAAGGATCAAATACTCGATCAGATTCATAAATCTCTTTACCGTTCTTATCGAGCAGTCCGGTGAATTGCATTACAGGAGCATTATCATATTTGGTATTAAAAGGACTCATTGAAGCGGAATCCTTTTCATCAATACCCTGTACATAAAATGCACCTAAAAAGCCTGCCATTACATTATATTCCATTTGCAGACCATTCCAAATTCTGAATTTAATTTCTCTATTTTTCATTATCTTGATTTTTTAATGATTCCCTCGATCACAAACCATAAAAGGAAGGCGACCAAAACTGATACTGTGAAAAGAATTACTATATTCATAACTATACTAATTGTTTTATTGTTTTATAGCAAGCTTTTATTTCAGAAATATGGGCATCCGTATATTTATCAAAACCATTTTCTCCTCCGAATATTTCATCCAGTCGTGCAGATACCTTCCCGGTAATATCCATCCAAGCATCGTCTTTTACGATTTCTTTTGGCTCATAAAGTGCAATCATGTGACTGCTTGAGTCGTAGTGAAGACACATAGTCACGTATGCAGTAAGTTTATTTTCAGCCTCACAACTATACCTACTACTCATTACTCCGTATTCAAAAATTATTAATTCTGTTGCCATTTAGTTTAGTTTTAAATTTGATGTTCTTTATAAAGTGAATTAATGCGATCGCAACTTCTTGTGACATTTGCGTATGGCCGTACAAATGGTTTAAAAGGCTCTTTAATTGTCTTAATAGGCTCAGGAAATTTAATGTGTTCTATCTTTACCGATTCCATTTTAATAGGATTGACAATCCTTTTGATTATCGCATATTTTTTATGGAAATAATAAATTGGAGGTAACTGAAAAGGAATAAATACAATATTTTTTATCATTATAAATCTTTCCGATATATGACCACGTCCTATATATTTCTTTTTTAGATTTAACTTTATGCGTATTTTATCAATCTCAATTTTATCGCATGGATAAATATCTATACTATCGTTAACCTTTTTAATTGAATGAAGCACCGTTGAATGATTTTTTGTTTTGCTTTTAGTCGTCCCGCTGTTGAAACACGCTCCAATGCGAGCAAGTGATAATTTGGTATAGTCTTTTATGAAATACATTGATATACCTCTGGCTTTAACAATTTCCTTTTTTCGACTTGCTGAGATAATACCTTCGATGGGTAAATTGTAAAATTCCGAGACTTTTTGAATTATAAACAATGGGATTGATTCCATAACTTAAAAGATTATCATTATTATTGAAATACAAACTAAAATATCAAAAATGATTGCTATTATTATACCTGTGCAAATCAATATCTTAAAGGGCTTTTTCATTAGTTCCGTGCTTTTAGTTTTATAGTTTTTCATTCATAAACACACATTCAGGAGTTCTGTAAAACAAATTGCCGAAGCGATCCTGATACATCATCTTCTGAAATCTATAATCGTAATACCTATGACTTTTACACTTGACACATTCGGCGTGTTTCAATAATCCGCTTCCTGTAATCTTTGACCATGTATGATGTATGAGTTTCATTTCCATTTTCTCCTTTCAAATCCGATTGCCTTCATGCTCTGAAAATCTGCCTTTTCGTTTTGTTCCCGGGGAATCCATCGTATTACTACTTCATTATTCCTTTTTAATTCCGAAAGTAAAGGACTGGCTTTTAATGCATATTCCATATAAGCACCTTTTTTTAATCTCCATTCTCCATTCATTTGATTCACAACTAACATTGAATCCCCAAAGATTTCTATTTTATCACCTATCTTATTTTTCATCAATCCCAAAATCATAATGAATGCTGAGTATTCCGCAATGTTATTTGTATTTTCCGGCTTTGCAGCGACAAAGGTATTGCTAGCAAATTCCTTCGTCCCATCTGTAATATAAATACCCATTCCCATTTTACCCCCGGGATTTTTCGGTTCACAAGCTCCGTCAAAGTAGCATTTGTAAGTTTTCATTTGTAAAATTCTGGTTCTTCGTTTAGATTATTTGCCTCAAATTCTGACTTAATTACAGGGATCCCATTATCATCAATCACAATATTAAACCTATCAAATTCCATTGCGCCCCGGATATAATCACAATTAACTTCACTCTTTAATGAATCACTTGCATCCTTTGTAACTGAAATAATACATTCAGCTTTTTTCATTATTGAAGATCCCAAATGACCGGTTGCAAAATTGTCGTTCTTATTTTGATGTAAAATTACACAAATATGAATATTATATACCTTTGTCCATTTCATCAAAAGAGATACAACCCGAGAGGCCTCTATTTCATCATTGATTGCCATTGCCAAATCTGCTATTCCATCAATGACAATAAAACTAATTCCATAACTTCTCTTTTCAATAAATCGGTTAATTATATCACATCGTTCCAATGGTGTAAATTCTCTCAGATCAAAAGAGCCAAAACGACTTTTATTTTTACCTGACATATCACAAACCCTCTTGGCCGAAATATAAGCATCGTAATTACTTTGCTCGGTGTCAAATAAAACCACACCCGGGCGACTGGAAGGTAAATCGGATTCTATTGTGTAATCTAATCGGCCTCCTTTTGTTGCACACGCCATAAATAAAGAAGCTAAAAATGTTTTCTTTGCTTTTGATTTTCCGATTATTGCGCTGAAGTTTCCTAATGTGAATACCCGAGTAAATATTTCACCAGTTCCATGATTAGCTTTTATTCTCATAATTATCGGAGGCTTTGCAACCGGCACTTCGGTATCAATATAAGCCTTCCGTATTATTTCGTCTAACTGATCAACTGTTTTAACTTCTGCTTTTGGTTCTTCTTTTGGTATTTCTCTTTTTACATTATACCGTACGGCCAGTTCTTTTGCAAACCTGCTAAAGTCCCCATTATAGTCTAACATTGTAACAACCTGAAAAGCACTATAAGCATGATTATTTTCAAACGGATCTGCACTGGATGAAAAATTATAAAATATCCCGGGTGCAACTTTCCCCATAGTAGCGGAAATTCCTTTTTTCTTTCCGGGACGTAACCAATAACCCTCTCTTAACTCCGACCAGCCCGCACCCCTTAGAGACTTCTCCATTTCATTTTTTGACTCAGGAGAATGGTTAAATATATTACCGGGCAAATCTTTATTTTCTTCTTCTTTATGTTTTACTTCTGCAAAGGTATTGAATGACATACATCCAGAAAGTAATATTTCTCTTTCCTCAGGTGTTATATTGTTGATTTTAAAAACATCATTTCTGACAAATTGATAACCCGGTGTCGGGTCAATGCAGAAATAACCACCCTTCCCCCGCGTTTCAATAAGGACGTCCTTTTTGTACTTTTTTATATTTGCATCATATTTTGGACGACTGGCGAGTTTCTGATTACCTCCAACTATCGAACAGCGATAAAGCAAATGAAAGCCTCCTGATGTAGTACTTTGAATCGGAAGTTTATATTTTGTATAAATATCTTTTACTTCCTCAATTTGAAGGAAATCTGAAAGCACTTGTTTTGCATCACCAAAATGGTTATCGAAATCAATACACTCCAAACCGCCAGAAGGTTGACCACAAATAACAGCAAGTCCAAAAGACTTTTCATATTCCGCTTCATTATTCCAACCCATTAGCCAGCTTTCACCCTTTGGAATAGCAGGTAGTTTATCCTTTGCAGTTGGCAAACATGCAAGTCCTGATAATTTATATTTTCTAAATGCGTTTAACATTGGAGTGTTAATTCTTGTTTTGTGTAATAAACTTTATTTACAGTGATTGAATTTATTATAGTTGATTGCCAGTTTATATCCTTTGATCTTTTACTCTTTTTGAAATTCCATCCAGCTTCTGTTCCCCAAAAATTTACAAAACCTTTTTCAATTGAAAGTTTAACATTTATCCCCGGGTTTAATCTTTGTTGTGTTTTTAATAATTCTGGATTCTTCATAAATTTTTCATATCCCAGTTTACATTCGGACAAATAAACATCAAAATCAGATCGCCAATTAGTATTCTTATCATTCTTTACTTCTTTAATAGTGGTTAGTTGTTGGTTAGTTGCTGGTTGATTGCTGGTTAGTTGTTGGTTAGTTTGCTGGTTGCTTCCATTTTTACAACCCTGATAAACTTCATAATTACAAACAGTTATAATACTAAATTTGCTGGTTGATTTGATGGTTATTTCTTTTGTAATTTCTAATTTTTTTAAACAAGTCCTTAAAGTTTGCTCACTTATTCCGGTTTTTTCATTCAATGATTTTCGACCTGTTACCATTTGCCCTCTTTTGATTTTTACCCCCCTCCATTCACTATCCATATTATTTGCATTTAAAAGAAGATGAATGAAGAGATGAACCATTTCAGAAATATTATACCATTCCCATTCATCAAACTTCCGGTATAATTTAATCCAGGTCTCCATATTAAAAAGTAGCCCCGCTACCAAAAATAAAAACCACCAGCCCCGGGGAGAGTGACCTCCAGCTGATGGTATTATTCCCGATAACGGGGTATTTAATTGTCGAGATTAAATCAAATTCATTCATGTCACTCTTAATTTGGTACCTCAAAGATACATCTTTTATTTAATATCCTAATCATTTTTGATTTATTTTCTGATCTGATTAAAAATTATACTGTTCGTTTGTTTCTTTTGTCATTGCCCTAATAGGGATGCCCTCACCTTTACAGATTTCTATTTCTGCCCTCATGCCATGACTAATACGATCGCCATATAATCTTAATTCAAATATAACGCCCTTTTTAAACCATGATACATCGTTTTTAATGCCCCTTTGCCGTTCTTCTGGTATATCATCATTTAAACAATAACAATCAAAGAAATAGGGCGCAAAGGGTATTACGTCCGGTTCTGATAGATTTATCTCTCTGCCTATTTTTACAATCTTCTGGAGGTTGCCGGTAATGTCTCCACTTATCGGATGTGCAATATAAATTATTTTCATATTTTAAAAGTTAAGTTTCAACCGAAGTTTATAATTCTCAAATCTTTTATTACCTGCATCGAAATATTCTTTATCCAATTCGCAACCAATAAAATCAAACCCGCCTTCATAACATGCAATGCGGCTGCTTTGGCTTCCCATGTGAGAATCGAAGATAGTGTCGCCGGGCTTTGCATAGTTCTTTAAAAGCCACTTGTAGAGCTGTACGGGCTTCTGAGTTGGCACAATTGTAATATCTTTCCTATTTGTATCTCCTTCAATATTTCCGTAATATTGATAATCAAAACAGAGTGCAGGTCTTTGAAATGAAGTCCAAATATATTCCCCATCTGCAAAATTAGGAACAGGATTTCTTTTATACCAAAAAACAAAACCTTGTGTAGGGGGTAAATTAAAGTAATTGCCTCCGCAAATAATTTGATTTTTAGATACTCTAAACAACTCATTAAAATATGATTGATCTGGTGTTTTTGAATCCCATGTTTTCTTTCCGTTTTTCGTGTAGCGTTCTTTAACTTTTATTCCAGAAGATCCCCGCTCATAAGAACTAAAGCCGATGCCATATTCGGGGTCGCAAATAGCTAAATCAAACTGCTTATCTTTGCAGGTTGCCATGAATGTATTGCAGTCGATATTATATGTTTCTGATATTGGCATTATTTTAGTCTCCACGCGTAACAAAGCGCCCCGTATTTCCCTTTTCGCTGAACTTTCGGACGGCCGCTTAAACCATCACATTTCTCTAACTTGCCAAGAGATGTAAGATCAGAAAGAGAGCGCCCTATACTTGTCTCAGGGTTGTTTCGTATTCCTAAAACTTTCCACAGCTCAAATCGAGTATGGTTGTCAAACCGGTGTGCCTGGAAATACTTAAATATTTTGTCATTTAATTTTCCAGCCCGGAATTTACATCCTTTAAGATCTTCGCCGGATAGATTTGTGGTATTGTGAAAGCGTTCAATCATCGACCTGTCAAAAGGTCTTACTATTTCTGCTAACTGGTCGAATAAGGTTGGTTGTGTCATTGGTTTAGTTCTTTAATTTGCTGAGTAAAAGAAGTTATCATTTCAAGTAAATCTGATCGTCCCCATTTAACTTGAGTATGTCTCCTTAATTCTAATTCAGTTACTTTATTATAACCTATTTCATTTATAAGTCTTTCACGAAATTCTATCGTATTACCGTGTAAGTGAACATTGCACCGATAGCACTGCGGGCGCGAATTATCAGAATGGAATGTTAATCCAGGATAAGCACCTCTGCTTAAATAATGTCCCAGCTGACAATTACAGGTCTTTAAAGTAAGTTCGTGATCACATGTATAGCATCTTAATTTACCTTCATTGTGAGCTTTAATCTTTACCAGTTCAGAGTAAAGATCGAGGGCTTTCTTCTTAAGTTTCGGAAGTGTCGGAGGTTTTTTCATCTTTCCCGTCTGCTTGTTTTACGCATGTAGCCTTTGAACTTTCCACGATGGGGAATATGGATAGGAGAACCACCTCCGACATATCCATTAGGCGACCCAGTATTACCACCGGAACCGCCATTTTTCATAGCATTAAACCCGGCACTTAAAGCCAGTATCATTGTCATTAAGAATGACTTCTTTGATAGATTGTTTGTTTTCATTTGGTTATATAATAAGCATGTTTAAGAATTGTGATTACATTCATACTCTTTTTAAAGAGTCCTGTTTTTTTATAAAAATTAACCTCTAAGTGATTTACTACAATCAAAGCGTAATCATCACATGGCAGAACATAATGTCTTTTACCTCCACCTACCTTATTTATCTTGCTTATACTTGCCCTCTTATCAGCGTATTTTTTAGCAAACCACCAGTGACCATATCCTCTAAATACACGAGGCTGTGATTTAGTTGTTAAGTATAGAAAACATAGATTTTTAAACCAGTGCCAGATCATGTGTGATTGACCAGCGATCCATTGCCATAATAGGCGTAATTTGTTTTTAATTTTAATCATCTCGTTAATTTTTCTTTTATCCAGTTCAGAATTTTCACAGGACGATCTTCTCTTAAATGGAACTTCCGTCTTATCCATCTTCTAAATATCTTCCAGATTAGGCGTGTCATAGCGATATGAATATCTTGTTTATTATTTCAGTCAGATCACCGTTTTTAACCTCTTTAAGCGCATCGACTACTCTTTGATTGAATAGTATTATTATCTGGCTTGCTTTCATTTCTGCACACTCTGGCTCCATTTGGAAGCCTATTATTTCAATAATCTTTTCTTTCATATCTCGTCCTCCAAATCAGATACCTCTTCGTCTAATCCAAATATTGACTCGGGTGAACTCTCTTCAAGGTCTCTGTCATCGGTTGAAATTCTGCTTTCATTAAGTACAAAAGCACTTAAATCGTCATCGTCATAATTGTTAGTTTTCATAATAGTTTACTTTTAAGGTTGAAATCTCATTTGTTCCTTCTCATAACTAAGGAGGGAACGTAAAGAATCAAGTTGATGCGTGCATGCCCTATTAATTCTATCAAGCCAATCCACCATAAAAGCCTCGTCCCCACAGATAGAATCTAATAAGGCATTCTGCACGCTGGCCGATAAGCATTGTTCTTTAGCGATTGTAAGAATTGTTTTACTTATTTCGGTTGTTTTCTTTGCTCGTAGAATTTGCTTAGCCCGTGCAAACATCTCACCTGATCGTGACATATAAGCCATGAGAGTACCTATTCTATTGATAATCTCTGCCGGATCAGTAGATACAGTAATGTCAAGATATTCCTGTATTTTTTGAGCTTCTTCTTTCATAACCTTACAGTTACTTTAGTCTTACCTGTTTTTGGAGGACGTGTTAAGAAGTTCCCATATACAGGGCAAACAGTTCCCTCCTCAGGAATTGATTTTAAATAGGTTTCACGAGCCTTAATCTTCTCTTTAAGGGTTTCTACTTCTTTAGTAAGATCAAGCCAAATAGCATCGCCGGAATCGTTGTACAAATATTTCGTACCTACTTCCTGAACGGTGAATTTTATTCCCAGATGATCAAAGGTCTTTTCCTTGTACTTTTCAGCTTCAGTAAGAAAATGCTCTTCAATATCTTTATCGGTTAAAATATCTGCAAACACCTTTTCAATAAATTTCAACCTTTTGAGTATCTCTAAAGGGTCGCGGTCGTCTGCCAGAATCTCTGATTTAAGCATCCTGGTAAATTGTGCCACCTCCAGTTTTTCTGAAGGCAGCACGCTGATTGTTGATAATGCAGTTTCCATTAGAAGGGTAAATCTGAAAGTTCATCACTCTGATCTGCTTTTGACTTATTAACCAAGTCTTGTTTTGCGGAACCTTTTTGCCAATCCGGATTAGCAACAAACTCTTCGGTTGCTTCAGCTTTAGCAATTTCCTTTTCTGGTTGTTGGTTTTTATATTCATCCAAATAACCTTGAAGTATCTCATCCAATAAAATTGCTTCCTGTCTTATCTCATCAGTCATTTTAAAAGCCTTGAAAACAGGAACATTATAAACAGTATTCCCATTTGTTTCTTCTGTTAGATCAACAATTCCGACAACTGAATTGTTTGTATTGAATTTCTTTTCAAGCCAGCCGGAAAATGAAGATCCTTTGAATTTAAAGTTTACCAGCTCATTTGTTCCATCTTTTTGAACAAGCAAAGCATAAACAGACTTTGTGTATTTGCCTCCAATAGCCTTTATAGAGTCTTTAACATCATTATAAAGTCCGATAATACTTTCCCCGCCTTTAAAGGTCTTGACCCTTAAAATCTCTTTAACGGTTGAATGCACTTCATTTGAATACACACCGCAGTCATTTTTCTTATTGTAGCCGGAAATTGTTGAAAGCTCATCCAGTACTACAAAATAAATAGGCATAGGAATTTCAATCTGAACTTCTTTTTCTTTATCATAATAGAAAAATTGTCCTTTGTCCCCTTTAAAGTCAATAAACTTCTTGCAGGGATTCTCTAATTTTGGTTTTGAAATACTCATTTTTTAAGGTTTAATTATTTAACATTTAACATATCACTTTTATTCGGACATTATTATTAATATCCATTTAACTTTATTTAAAGTTCTCAGGTCAAAAGATGCCCGCATTCGGTAACGGCTGAGTTTGAATCTTTATTCATGTCCGACCAAGTTGAGAAGTTGACTCAGAGCCTGGATTTTGTTATCTAACTCAGATCTTTATATCCTGCTTTGTTTTGGATTACCCTATTTCGGGATGGGAAAAACTGTATCAAAAACCCTATGTCTGGCGTTACATGGGCTGTAAACGACTGCATCACTGCGGGCGGTTTTTCGCCAGAGCATAGAGCAATTTTTGATAAGTCTTTAATTTGTATCATTTACACCCATGTAAATCCAATACAAATATAAACATTAATTCAATTCAAAGAACTTTTTTTGATATTTATTTTATTCTGATATTTTTCGGCTTAACAAGAGAAATAAATTGTCTATGACCTTCAGTTCTTTTGACTTGCTCCCATCCAAGCTCTATAAGCAAGTCATTACCCCTCGACCATCCGCCCCACGAACCACATGCCCAATCATGCCCCTTATACTCTACT